GGGGGGGGATATTAATTCAGTCAGGGCTTGGTAACCTTAATACTGGAAGTATGACTGCAACAGTATCGTATCCAAAAACATTTCCTACTAAATGCTGTGTAGTGCAACTCACTCCTAATAACTATTATGGTTATTGGTCTAAAGGAGATGTTTTAACCATCAAATCCTTCACAAATTCCTCATGTACAGTAGAATTAGTAGGAACTCCTCCAGTAAATACCAGAAGTGAATTTTTTTGGTTAGCTATAGGATATTAATTAAATTAATATGTTACTAAATAAAATTAAAATATTTCTATATAAAATATTTACTAAGGAAAATCATTCAGAATTAACTATCTTAAAAGATAGAATCCAATCTTTGGAAGATGATGTGCATAGATTAAAACAAAGAGCTAAAATAATATAATATGGCAGAATATTTAACAATAGACGCTTAATAATATGGAAGATTCTTTAAGGGAATGTAAAGGATGTGATAAATGTCCCCAATCCCAACAAATATTATGTATATTAGATTATGTAAAAGAGAATAATGAATTATTAACTCTTATACTGTCTAAATTAAATACTTTATTAAATAAATAAGATGAACTGTAACAATTTCTTTATTAAGATGTTCACAGCTCATTCAGGATTAAGTTCTAAGAGAGTATGTGGATTTTTTGGGTGGATAGTTTGTTTATTTATATGTATATGGTGCACAATAAAAGTAACAGAATCCCCAGAAATAGTAGATATGCTCTTCATATGTAGTACTACTCTATTAGGAGCTGACACTATTACATCTATATGGAGAAAGAATATAAATAAATCTAATAATAATGAAAACAATACTAATTAAATATATTACATTAGGAATCTTTATCATATCCTTAATATATTTAATAAAACTAGTAGATAAACAATCTAGAGAAATTAGAGATTTAAAAGATATTCATACCTCAGAATTATGTACAATAGATTCTCTTCAACAAGTACATATCGTAACAGAGAAACAATTTAAAAGAATAATTTTATCAAAGGATTCTTTACTTAAATCGGAATTAGAGAAAAAAGATTTAAAGATTAAACAATTAGACAATGTAATTAAAGCTAATATAAACACAACTAAAGTAATTAGAGATACTATATTAAATAATATTGAAATAATAAAAGATACTTGTATTCCGATAATTAAATCTATTGATTGTATTACATTACATGAAACTCTGGAAATTAATAATGAGAAATTATATCTTACTATAGATTCTTTAGATTTTGATATAAATATAACTATAATAGACTATAGAGATATTATATATTGGTATAATTTTAGGAAAAGAAAAGAATTCGGATATAGTACAATAGGATTCCGGAATCATTATATTAGTAAAATTACTGCAACATCTGATTGTTTTAAAGATAAGATAAAGATACAATCGTATAAAATTAAAAAATAAAATTTTTATTTATTTATTGTATTACATACAAATATTATCTACTTTTGTGGATGAATAACTAAAAATTAATGAACTATGATTATTGAAAATAAGCCTATTGACATTAAAGTGGATGCACAGCGTCCGGCTAATTATGTAAGTTTAATGTTATTTTGTTATGAAGTTCCGAGCCAAAAAGCTTTAACTTTATCTACAATTAAAAGAGATTTAGAGATTATGAAAATTTTAGAAGAGAATGTAGAATCGGAATCATTTGAATTGGATGATAAATATAAAAATTCTCTTAAAGAAACTATTTCCTCTACTCCTTTTAATATTAGAAAGAAGTCTTTAGCAGAGTTTGGGGAATATATAGAACTTCTGTAATAAATATTGTATATGGAATATGAAAATGATTTAGATATCTTCAACTCATTAGACGAAGAATCTACTCCTCAAAAATCATCTGAGGAGAATGTGGATGGTAAAAAAGATACTTCCCAAGAGGAAGTTAATACAGAGGAGAATACTTCTCCTGTTATAGACGAACAATCTTTATTAGAGTCTGTTCTTAAATCTAGAGGAATAGATTTTAATAATATAAAAATAGAGGATACTGAAACCGGAGTAATTCACAGTGTCCCATTTACTGAGTTAAGCAGAGAAGAACAAATAGAACTTCTTAATTTAGAAGAAGATGATTATAACCTAGACGATGATGAGATAAATCTTCTTACATTTATGCGTGAAAATAATCTTAACTCCGAATCTTTAGTAAATTATTACAAACAGAAAGGAATTGAGGAATATTTAGCAAATGAAGGAGCTGTTTATAAGGTAGATGAATTATCAGATGAGGATATATATGCTTTATATATAAAAAATAATTACGGAGATATTTTAACAGAAGATGAATTAGTTGATGAAGTAAATAAAGCTAAAGAAAATTCTGAATCTTTTGAGAAAAAGGTTAATAAATTACGTGAGATATATAAAGCAGAAGAAGAAAGATTAGCTGCCGAAGCTAAACAGAAAGAAGAACAAGACTCTCAGTTATCTGAGGAAGAATTAAATAAGATAATAGGTACTCTTAGAGAGGCTGGAAAAAATATTAAGACTATTGGAGGTTTTGACCTTGAAGAATCAGATATAGATAGTACAATGGATTATATAACTAAACCCCAGATTACGGGAAGGACAAAACTTGCAAGTGATTTAGATAATCCAGATACATTATTTAAATTAGCATTTTATGCTACTCATGGAGACGAACTAATTGAAGCTATTCATGAACATTATAATAATGTACTTAACGATGAAGAGTACCTAAAGAATAGACTAGAGAAATTAAGTAAACTTAAAAATAAAAAACGTAGTAATAACACATCTAATCTATCAACAGGTAAAGGTAATAAAATAGAAAATTCAGATTTAAAAAGTTTTCTTAACCTAAAGGATTAGATCTAAATTTAATTTAAAATGTTTGTAGCAGAATACATTTCAAATCGAGCCAATATGAATGGCTCAAGAACTTTTCATGACTTCTCCCAATTCTTGGGACGAATTACTCATAGAGTAGGTTTAGCTGCATCTTTATGTCCCGGACATACTGTATCAGCTTTAACTGAGAGAATTGAAAATATGGTTTATCAAGATATTCCTAAGCCCGGACGTAAGAGTATTGATGCTTTTGCTATCGAATGGGACGTGGATGTGAATCAATGAGGTTCACAATAAATTCTTTAAATTGCTGGGAACTCTCTACTGCTACTAGAGACAATCAGCAGCATGGTCTTGATGAAGACAGTGTTCAACGACTAGGGGAAACCTGTAAATCTTATTATTTAAATAAGATTAAAAAACTGAATTACTTATGAAATATATTGTATATCTTACTAAAAATTTAAAATCTAAAGTTGGAGAGTTAAATAAAATTTATATTGGAGTGCATCAGACAAATGATCCTAATACTTTTGATGGATATTTAGGGTGTGGAGTTTATATAGATCAACCAAGTACTTATATGTACCCAAAAACTCCATTTCAATATGCTGTTAAAAAGTATGGAACAAAAGCATTTGAGAGAACTACTTTATATATTTATGATACTCTGGAGGAGGCATATAATAAAGAATCTGAATTAATAAATGCCGAGTATTTAAAAGCGGATTATACTTACAATTATTTAAATACAAATTCATATAAAACAATTTATCAATTTAACACATCTGGAGAGTTACAAAAGAAATGGGAATATTCTTTAGAGGCATATGATTTTTATGGACAATCTCCTAAAAAGTTTCAATATGCTATAGATAGGAAATATGAATTTCTTAATTCTTATTGGGCATTAGAACCAGAGATAGATGTTATTAAATATTGTAAGAAATCTAATCCACCTATTTCTGTATATTTATATTCTAAAAAAGGGAAGCTCTTAAATGAGTTTCAATCAGAAAAGGAATGTGCTGAATATATAGGAATATTAGATATAAGTAAAGCTATTAAAAATCAGTCTCTAGTACAGAATCAATATTATATATCTAAGAAGTTAGTAGATGAATTTATTCCGAAGGCTAGGATAAGTTGTAAGAATCTTATTTATTATGTATATGATAAAGAAGGAAATTATATAGGAAGATTTAAAGGGAAAGAAGTAATGAAGGTTATAAATCTTCATTCATGGACTAAAATTCGGAATATACTATCTTATAACGAGGGATGGTATAAGGATTATTACATATCTACTACAGAAGTATTTAAAGTTCCACAAAAGTGTTATTCTAATGGAATGATAATTGATGTGTATGATAAATTTGGGAATTATATAGAGACTTTAAATACTATAAAAGAAGTAAGAGAAAAATACAATATCCCATCAAATAAATTAAAGAATATCCAGATGGGGGATAGATATTATAAAGATTATATCTTTAAATATCATACTAATAAGTAAATGATATAGTCTAAGTTCTTTAAATAGAATAGGTTCATTAAACGTATTCCGTTTGTTGCTGTTCCAGAAGGCGATGGTGTTGGAGGAACTGAAATTCGGATGTTGTTTAAAGAAAAATACTACGATAAACATGATATTTTCGTGATAGATAAATCACATCAACAGTGTTATGTTACTGCTCGTCCAATTTGGAGAAGTAATAAATATTATGAATACACTGTTCGATTAATCGATACTGATTATATGTCGTATCTTGATACTTCTGCGTGTCAACCTGGTATGACTACTCACTTCTTATCAAATGCTCATCCGTTTGATTATCACGATTTTGGGTTAAATTGTAGGCCCCTTTATTTAGTAATAAATATTGAAACATTCTTTGAATTGCTGGGACATCTTTAATCTGCTACTTAAAGACAATCAGCAGCGAAGCCGTATATAAAGTAAGCTACAGTAAAATAAACTACAGAAACTTATACGGAACGTTCAACGACTATCCAATATGGAGTAGGGAATTTTAAATTCTCGAAGTGGAGAAGGTCTTAATAATTAATAATTAATAATAAATTTTACTTGCTATGTATATAGTATATATGACAATTTGTCTTGCTAATAATAAAAAGTATATTGGAGTACATAAAACTTTAGATGATACCGTCTTTGATGGTTATTTAGGATCAGGAGTAAATATGAGAGATCCTAGAACATATAAACATCCTAAAACACCTTTTCAATATGCAGTTAAAGAATTTGGTTTTAAAAACTTTAGAAGAACTACATTAGCTAAATTTGATAATAAAGAGGATGCTTATAAATTAGAAGCAGAATTAGTAAATAGAGAATGGGTTCAAGATCCTGAAACTTATAATAAAGTTTTAGGTGGATATGGAGGATCTGATTCTAATTGGAATGCAAAAACTATTTATGTTTATAATACCGAAGGTGAATTTGTTTCTGAATATCCTTCTATATATAGTTTATGTGAAGCTTTAAATGCAACAGATAGAATACATGTATCTAGAGCTATTAAACAAGGATATTTATTTCATGGATTCCAGCTATCTCATGAAAAACTTCCGTATATGAAAAAATATGTTAAAAATAAGTATACTGGACCTAGAGTTGGGAATATAACAAATCATCAATTCGAACAAATTCCTATAGGTAGATTTGATTATAAAACTGGAGAATTATTAGAAGTATATTCATGTTTAACCGAATGTAGAAAAGCAGGATATGAAAATGCCAAAAAAGTTATTACTGGAGAAAGGAAAAAATGTAAAGGATATTCTTTTAGGCATCTTAATGAGGAAGAATTTTCTAATATAGAAAAATTGTCATATGAAGAATTACATACTAAAATAAATAATAAGAAAAATTAATTATATAAGATCAAGATATAGTCTAATCTTTATAGTGATATAAAGTACTAACGCTACAAAATATCAGTCTAATATGGAGGTTCATCGTAATTACTTGACCTTACATAGAAATGATATTGATGCATCTCAAGCTTATTTAGCTAATGAAGATGTATTCTTGAAAATTAGTGATACAGAAACTAAGGGAAGTGAGAAATTGTTTACTATGACTTCAATGGAAAAGACCTTGATTGAGAATTTCTTGGAAGTTAAAGCTAAACATGATCTTTGGGCACGTAGTTCAGTGGATGCCAACGGAAAAACTACCATCGTGGATCCGCAAACGCAGAGACCCGTTTATATTGGAGACGGTTGGAATTTAGCCGCTTAATTAAGTAATTAATTATGAAACACTCTCTTAATTCGGCGAAAAGCTGAGATGCCAATGCCGAGCCAAGCAGTTAGATTTTAATTTATCTAATGGGCGAGTGTAACGACTAGATTTATAACTAAATAAAATTACTTCGTATGTAAAATAATTACTTCGTATGGAAAGAAATAAAAAAGCATTATTAATAGGATTAATATTAGGAGATGGACATTTAAATCCAAATTCCGGAATAGCTTTAGAAATATCACATTCACATAAACAATACGATTATATATTATATAAAGCTAAACTAATTTCAAAACTTTTAAATTGTAAAGAACCTAAACTTTATCATAGAAAGGATTTATATCACGACGAATATAAATTATCTAAAGGCCATCGGTATTTTAGAATACTATATAAATGGATCTATAAGAATAAAATTAAGGTATTTTCTAAACAATTATTAAGTTATTTAACTCCAGAAGCTATAGCATTATGGTGGATGGATGACGGAAGTCACGGAATTGATCGAAATAAGAAAACCGGAAAAATTAGATCTCATAGCTTTCATTTATATACATATACTTCTTTAGAAGATACTGAAAATATAATTTGGTTATTTTCTACGTATGGAATTAAAATGTATAAAATTGCAAAAGTAATGAAAGATGGATCTACTAAATATTATATAAAATGTAGAACTAAAGAGGGAAGAAAGTTAAGTAATCTTCTTCGACCTTATATTCTTCCATCCTTACAGTATAAAATAATGCAAGAGAACGAATAGTTATAAATCCACGAACAGAGAGCATCCAAAATTTTGGATGAAGACCTAGTCTGAACATGTATTAAATGAAGTACATGAACTAAACAGTAAACTTGTTTAGGGTAACAAAAATTGATAATTCCTCAAATAGAAAGATACGCATACTTAATCTCTTTCGATCAATTACTTACTTCACACTTCAAAGAAGCATTAAGTTTCTTAACCTCTAAGGCAAAGAATTTAACTGGTAATGATTACGTATTAATCTGTAACTCTTTACTTTGGAATCAGGTTGGTGATAACTTGATGAATGAAATCGGAAGGTGGACTCCTACTGCTACTTTGATGTATAGTAAATCTTCTGGTATGAAGAAGAAAGTAGGTGAAACGGTTGATGGTGTTAAAGTAGGTAATACTTTTGTTAGCTATGAATATCAGGGTAATACGATTACTTTCATGCCGGATAAGGCTTTAAATATAGAATATCCTGATCAAGCATTTGGATTTATTCTTGACTTAACTCCGGACTTAGCTAACGGAAAACCAGCTATTGAATCTTGGACGTTCAAGGGCTGTGATATGATTAAAACTGATGTAATTGGAGTGGGCGGAATCGACGGTATCTCAGGAGGAACCGCTAGCACACCAGTTGCGGGATCTGAATCATTTTGGATCCTAATCTCCTAAATTGCGGGAATATCTTTAGAGATTTAACTACTAAATATAATTAGTGATAATTATATGGCGAAAGTAACTACTTCGGTATAGTAATAAGGTTAAATATTAGACAATCCGCAGCCAAGTTTCTTTATATAAAGAAAAAGGTTCAACGACTAGTAAGTCCTATTAAATAGGCATAGAACTTAAGTAAGTTCGAAAGAGGAGACGCTCTTAGGAGTGATAATATAGTCTGTACTTCATGGAAACATGAAGATTCTTGACGGAAACGGTCAGGAGAAACGCTCGAGAAGATGATTTACTGGGGATTTTTACATTTCGCTGCTTAGTCCCCTATTAGTAGTGATACTAATACAAAAAATTTCCTTAATTGCTGGAAACTCTATCTTAGACAATCAGCAGCCAAGGATTATACTAAGAGCCTTAATAGGACAGGTATAATTTAGGTTCAACGACTAGTCCTTTGTGACGTACCTATCAAGTGATAGGGAAATGGGAAATAACTTAACTGATAAGTAAAACTATTTAAATACAAACATAATGAAATATATCGTTTATTGCACAACGTGCTTAGTAAATAACAAAATTTATATTGGAGTACATAAGACAGAAGATCCTGATGTTTTTGACGGTTATATAGGAAATGGAGTTACTAAACATTCTCTTGGAGGAGTTATTAAAGATCCAAAAACACCTTTCCAAAATGCTGTAAAGAAGTATGGATATAAAAATTTCAAACGAGCTATACTCTTTATTTTTGATACAGAAGAAGAAGCTTATAATAAAGAGGCTGAATTAGTTACATTAGACTTTGTGAAAAGAAAGGATACATATAATATAGCTTTAGGAGGAATTGGAGGATCTATATACGAGAAATTATATCAATATGATCTCGAAGGAAATTTCGTAAAAGAATGGGATGGATTTCAATTTGCGGTAGAACATTTCCAATGTAATCCAGCTAGGTTTAAAATGGCAATAAATGATAAACGTTCTGCATTTGAATCTTATTGGTCTAGAGAAAAGGTTGATAAACTTGATGTAACAGAATATACTAAAAGTATTAGATCTGAAATATATCAATATGATATAAACGGAAATTTATTAAAAACTTGGAATTCTGTAAATCAAATTATTCAAGAAACTAAGTTCTCTAGAGCATGTGTAGATGAAGCAGTTCAAAAATCTAAATTATTAGATTACTGTTATTATATAAAAGATAAAACAAAGATTTGGGATATTATAAAAACAGATATAGACAATAGGACAATAAAATTTGTATCTATATATAATCCTAATGGTGAATTAATAAAGACTTTTTATAATTTATCTGACGCTTCAAAAGAAACTAAATGTAAAAAGTCGGATATAAAAAAAGCTATTCAATCTGGAGAATTATATAATAACTGTTTATGGACACATTACACCGAACCAACTTTTAAAAAATACGAACCATCTTCCTTAGATAAAGGTTGTAAAGTTGGACAATATGATCTAGATGGAAATTTAATAAAAATCTGGAGAACAGTTGCGGAATGTGCAAAAGAACATCCTAAATGTAGAGAGGTTCTTAAAGGTTTTAGAAATAAAACACATGGATTTGTATTTAAATATATCAAAGATTAAGTTAAAGATATAGTCTAATCACTATGGCGACATAGTGGAGCATTTGCTCAAATAAGAGTAACGATCTTATTTAAATATAAATGACAGCGGCGTATCAGTATACGCACCCTATCGTTCTGTTATCTTTAGACAGAATCCGCTATAATAAATATAAAGAGGGCTAACAACCCTCTTTATTTTAAATTTAAACATTTAATGATCAATGAATATGAGTATAAGTGTAACTGCTTTAAAAGAAGAATTAGATACGGTAATACATTTACGTAGCCGTTTTGGTCCTAATCACGCTGGGATGTCAATTTCCCCAGTTAAAAATCCATTAACAAGAGAGTATCCTTCTTGTGTTAGAAATGTAGATTCATCCGGAAATATTATCTTAGGTAAGGATGATAATCCTTTGGATTACTTCGTTCGTACTACTGATAGATTTTTTATTAAAGATGGGGATGAATTTGATTTGAGTAATCCTATAAAAGCAAAGCAGTGGGAAGCTATTAAATTCTCTGATCTTATTTTTGATAATAAAGGGAAATTTGATGAAAATGGTAAGATGTTAGTAGGACCGGAGGAGAAAATCGGACCTCAAGCAGTTTATTATGTAGAACGTATTATTGAGGATACTAAGAAACGTAATACGGCCTCAAGGAAATTAAATAAAGCATTAAATTATATCTTCAACGCCTCAAGAGATGCTTTAAGAATTAGAGCAATGCTTTTAGGTAAATATATAAAAGATGCTTATGATGAAGAAATAGAAGAATTCTTAACAGAAATTGCTAAGAAAGATGCTGACAAGATTATTTCTTTATTCGAAAGTAATGATACTAAATACCTAATAGCATTTACATATGCTAAACAGAAAGGTATTTTACGACAGAAAGCTGGATTATATACTTATAATGATAATGATATTATAGGTAGAGATGCTGATTCTTGTATTGATTTTATGAAAAATCCTAAGAATAAACTTATTACTGATAGGATCTTAAGAGAGATTCAAGAAATTTCTGTAAAAGACAAAGATGTAATTATAGAAGCTATTTCTGAGGATAATAAAAGAATTGAGGATTTAAAAGCAAAAAATGAAGTATCTTCAACACAAAGTTTTTTGGATGGTTCTAAGTCTGATTCTGAAATATTAAAAGATTTAGAAGATGCTGAAAAAACTCCATTAGAAAATAAAAGTAAACCTACTAGTGAAGCTAGTAAATAATACATAATATGAATTTAAAACAAGTCTATCAAGCAGTACTTATAGAATTAGAAAAACAAAAAGCTCCCAGTATGCTCTTAGACGAGTTTAATTATTATTATTATAAAAGTGTTATTCAGTATATAAATACTAAATATAACTTTTGTGATATGAATCAACAAGAGGATGATGATCTTAGAGTATTAAATATGACAGCAACTTTATCTGGAGGAAGTATAATAGATAAAGGAGATAAGATATTATTTACTCTACCTAGTGATTATTTTCATCTTAAAAATTGTGTAATTACATTTAATAATCCTAATTCTAAATGTAATTCTAATTCAGTAATTAAAAAGGGAGCGAGAAGATTAACATCTGATAAATATCCTGGAATATTAAATAATTATTATTTTAAACCTTCATATAAAACACCTTATTATTACATATATAACGATGATTCCGGACAAATTAAAACCGGAACTCCTGTTGTTATGAAATTGTTTTATGGAGATAATAAAGATATAAGTATTTCAGATATATCTATAGATTATATTAAATATCCAAATGAATTAATCCTAACTCCGAATGATTTAGAGAGCGAAGATGATATTCTAGAGGATTTAGAGTTTCCTAAATATGTATGTTATGAGATAATAAATATTATGGTGAAATTATTTTTAGAGAGACATAGAGATCCTAGATTAAATACTAATCCTATAGTTAATCAAACAATAGCTCCACCAATTTCCCCTAACAAATAAAATTTAAAAACATGTTTGAATTTGTAAATGAAGTAATTATTAATAGTGCGAAAGATTCGCTTAGTGGACTTAATAAGTTCGATAATCAGATAAGTGGTGAACAAGGTTTTAGGGTTCTTCGTGTAGGAGATTATAAAACTGCAAATATTAAAGGTGGGAAGATATATAAGACATCAGCTTCAAATCCTCAGGTATCTATATCTGAAATTACTATTACTAATGCTGTTAAACCCACAACTGCTGGTGTAATAAATCATATTAGATTAGCTATTGGTATGCAGCTTTCCGGATCTGCTGATTCATATTTCGCTGAAACTATGGATGATAGGCGTCGGAGAATGTTTTATGCTAATTTAGATGTAGTTAGTACTGATACTGCTTCTGATATTGCTTCAAAATTAGCTGAAATTATAAATAAACAAGGTAATTTCTATAACAATCTTCGGTTTAAAGCTGATCTTGATGGTGCTAAAATTACTGTAACTTCTGCTAATGAGTTCCAGTTATTTAATGTACTAGAAGTACAGAAATTAGAAGATTTTAGTACTGCTGCTTTAGGTAATTATTATCCTAAAGAACCAGTATATAGAACTATCTTAACTGGTAGCCATACTCAAATTGCTAAAGAAGGTGTTGGTACTTACTGGACTATGTTGAAAAATGTACAGATCCAGACTAGTCTCAGAACTGGTATCTTTAATCAGGATAATGATGATTCTAAGATTGTACCGGGAGCTTCTTATAATCAATATGTATTTGATTATGAATGCGAAAGAGATCATACTGGTATGGGTGCTGTAGGTGAAAAATTAGTATCTATTACTAAAGCTGTTTTCTGGATTAATACTACTATCTCAGACAATTTTGAAACTGCTGTAAAAGCTGCTGGAGTAGTTGTGGATGATATCGAAGTTGCTTCTGATAATGGAGCTGGAGAGTCAACTACTCAAACTATGACATTAAAAGTAGGAGAGAAGAAGTATGTAGATATTAAGCTTTCCGAATACAATACTGTAACTTCTAATGATCCTAGTAAAGTAACTGTTAAAGGAACAGAAATTACAGGTAAAGCTGCTACAGAGTCTGCTGTAGCTGTAGTTTATAAAAAAGGATCAGATACAGTACTAACTGTTAATGTAACTGTAACCGCTTAATATAAGAAAATATATTATTTAATAAAAGGCAGGTAAGATAATAATATTCTTATCTGCCTTTTTAAATATTATACTATATGGAATTAAATAAATTAGCCTCTGCGATTTTAAACGATATTTTATCAGGATTAAGAGGTATTACATCTAATATATCCTTATCTGTTGAACAGTTAGAAGATGATATAGTAGATGAGAGATTAACTATAATAAAAGAATATGCTTTAAAAGGACTTCTTCCAGTTAAGGATTTAGTTACATCTATTAATTGTTTAGAGGTAGATTGTAAACCTATAGAGAATTGTAATTTATGTAATTCTAATTTAAATGTTAGAGAGACTAATATTCCTCATGTAGAAATACCTCAAATTGTTACAGATTTAGGAGTTGATGCAATTCAGTATTTCGGAACTGTTGATAGAAATACTCCGTTTAAAATTTATACTGATATATCTTATCAGTATCATAAATATAATAGGTGGTTAGGAAGGAAGCCTTATATTTATATAGATACAGCACCTAATGAAAATGGGATGTATGATTGTTATATATTTAATGCTCCGTTGATTAAAACATTATCTATAATAGCTGTATTTAAAGATCCTAGACAATTAGAACAATTTACTTGTTGTAATGCAGAAGAGGTATCTAATATGAACTTCTTGACTAATGATATTAAGAGAAGGATTACAGAAAAGAAAGTACGATGGTACCGTAGCCTTAGTGCACCTAACCTACCAAATGATCAAGTAGCTAAAGCTTAATATATATGAAGAATTTAAACTTCCACACAGCATATACATATATTCAAACTAATTACGGTTTAAATATAGACCAATTAGAATTTGAATCCTCAGGAATGATTGCATATGATAAGATAGGAAATAAACAAACTGAGATAAAGGAATTTGTTGGAGACGTTGTAAACGGGGAATTAGAACTCCCATGTGATGTTACTAGTATCGAAGCAGTATTCGGGAATTTTATAGACTCTCAAAAAACATCTAATAAACAACGTTGGCCTCAAGTTATTACTAATTACATAGAACAATATATAGAATACTGGAAATATAATAAATCCTTATTATATGATTATGGAGTATTATTAAATTACCAGATGAGGGAAAATACTTTATTATTTGATAAGGATTATAAGAATGTATTAGTTTTATATAGGAAACAAATTCTAGATGAAGAAGGATTTCCTTATATAAATTCTAAAGAGGCCGAAGCAATTGCAGCATATTGTGCTTATACAGATTTATATAAACAAGCTATTAGAACTAGAGATCCTAATACATATCAAATGGCTCAGAATATAAAATTAGAATGGGCTAGGTTATGTGAAAGAGCTAGAGTTCCGGAAAAAGTATCTCAAAACGATATGAATAGGATTTTAGATGTAATGACTAGTTTTGATAGAAAATCTTACGGAAAATCATTTAAACCAGAGAAGTAATGAAATATAATAATACAACAATATCTTCTCTTAGTTATACATTCTCCGCACCTGAATTGTTTGAAAAATTCGATTTAAAGAAGTTAGAGGTATCTAGAAAAATGCTTAAAAAGAATTATAAAAATGGTGCAGAACTCCGATTATGGTGTTGTAGGATTTATATTTACTTTTTATATTTAGTAATATTGGATATTATCAGAAATAGTACTACTTTCGTATTTACAACCAGAAAAAGAATGATTTTGGGGATTGAAATACTTAAAGGAGAAGAACTTTTAAATCATCTAAAGACTTCTACAAATACAATGTATAATTATTTTGATTCTGAGTATAAATACCCACAAATTAAATTATTCTATGAGAAAGGTAAGAAAGGAACTTTAACTAGAGGAGTAATGTTAAATTACTCCTTAACTAGAGAATTTTTTGATAATGTAAATAGTGGTAATAAGTATGGCTAATAAGATTAAGTATTTAAAGGATTATCTCCCGATATTACAAGAAAAATTCCCAGAATTTAGTATAGAAGATTTAACTACTATTATTAAATATGGGAATAGATATTTATATTATGTAATATCTAATAATAGTGATGTTTATTTATCTAGTAAAATAGATGGTAAGATGTTTAAATTTCTCATTGGAAGAGTTACATTTCAAAGTATTGCTCACAAAATTAGATACGCTATTAGTAAGATGATTACTAAGATGAGGTTTTTATATAGACAGCGTAGAACTAAATGGTGGGGGTATTGTTATTTTGGATTAACTGAGGAGAAATTTAAATCTATTTATTTAAATAAAAGAAATATTACGTTTAATTTTGGGGATGTATGCTTATATAGAGTGCTTGATGAGTGCTTGCTTAATTTAAATTATGACCATTTCTTTAGAGTTAAATTATACGGAATTCCTGGATATAAGGTATTTTTTGAGAATTATTCTACTAAAGATGCAGAATATTTCTTAAAAAGATCTTTTGATGGGTACGAGTTTACTAAAATTGATAATATAACTAGAGAAGATTTAACGGAATTTTAATATGGAAATAGCTCAAAACTCCTTTAATGGAGGATTATTAATGGATATGAATGATACTGTAGTTCCGAATACAGTATTAACAGATTGTTTAAATGGGACATTGATTACTTTCGATGGTAATGAGTTTATATTACAGAATGATTCTGGAAATGGGAGAGTTGAAACATGTAAATTGAAACCTGATTTTATTCCTCTTGGAATAAAACAATATGGAGGAATTATATATATAGTATCTCAAAATCCTTTTACAGGAGAATGTGAAATTGGATCTTTTCCATCTCCTGAAAGAAATATTACTAATGATGAATTACCTGATAATTTAATAACAATCCTATCTAAAAATAATTTTTATAATGATAAAAATCCGAGTTCAGAAGGATTACAAGTTTCATATATTAAATTAGATTTAGGAGATATAGAACGAAATATTTTAAGGCCTGGAGACAAGTTTTTAATATATTTAACTGGAGAAAATGGAGAAGACATAAAAGCTTCTTTTAATAATTTTTTTGATAGATATATTACTACTTATGGAAACGGTGGAGTGAGAAAAGTATTTAGTTTACATTTAGCTAGAATAGGAGAAGATGGATCAATTACTTATATAGAAAATATAGTTTCCAGATATTTAAAAACAGATCCAAAATTTTTTTACTATTCTACAGAAGTTTTTGATTCTATAAGTTTAAAAAATGTAAAAGATGAATCTTTTTATAGTGTATACAATAATAAATTAAATGGATATTTAGCTATAGTAGTAGAAATAGAAGATGTAGACGAATTTTCTATAGAATTGGGTAATATTATAAATAGTACTGATACTACTTATGATTTAGAATTTTCTTTAAATAGTAAATCTGATAGTTATAATAATATTTACGGAGCTAAAATAATTATAGATCAGGACATCAAAGTAATTCCTAAAGATAAATCAGATACTAAATATGATGTTTTAGAAAATAGTGAACAAGATACAACAGCTTTAGTAACTAAGCATACTTCAACTAAAGATGGATTTGAATTTATTCCAGAAAAAAATATAACAATTGATGGTGTATTAAAAGGATTAAATAAAGATTCTAGTTATACTATAAATATTTTACCTTATTCTAGATTCGGATTTAAAAATTCTTTAAATTATTCTAATACTCTAGATTATTTGGGACTTCTGACAAGCAAATCTTCTACCACTTGGAGATATTTAACGGAATTTGTAAAAGATTTTTCTGGAATAGAATATCCTAGAGTTACTATAACTTACGATTTTATAACTAGAGGAACTTTAAATAAGAAAAATAAATGTTCTGTACTTTATATAGAATTTTATGATGTTTGGTCTAATGCTTCTCTTATATATCCTATATCCAATATATCTTCTGGATCTTCTACTATAACAATTAAATGTTTTGATAGATCGGAAAAAGTAGAACCTTGTTATTTACAAGATGGAACTCCAGTCACTCCTGAATTTAACGATGTTAATAGAGGAGGATTAAAAGTAGACACTCATATAGTAACAAAAGATAATTATTATATATTATTAGATTATTCGAAGGAAACTATTTATCTAGATGCATGTCAAAGATATAATTATACTGATCCAAATTATTCTAATAATTTAAATTCTACTACAAAAGAGTCTTTAGGTATTAATGATGGAAAATCTTATTCTGGAAAAGACGTCTTAGATAAATTATGTACTTTAGTATTTTATGATGGACCTTGTTGTATAAAAGTAACTCCAACTTTATATACTGAAAATAATAATCAATATATTTATAATAATTTAGGAACTCAAACTAGAGTTAACGAATCTAAATATGCGACTCTTAGATATAACAACTTTTATCTTTGTAGAATTTGTGGAATAGATATTTTTAGAAATTCTGAGGGATCTGGATCAAAAATAGGAAATACAGGTTATAGTTATTTAGAATATAATGTATATAACACATTATTTACTAACGGAGTTTTTAATTCCGAATATAATTCCCAAATTATTGAAAATTCTAAAAATTTTAGTACCTTTAATATTAATAATTATGTTAATATTTCTAATTTAGAATTTAATAATTATGATATAATAGGACAGGATAATCCAACTGTAGATTCTAATTATTCATCATTATTACTTAAGCAAAGTGAGTACCCAAATTGGGATAACTATGAAGATAAAATAAAAATATTAAAAAATATTAAATCTTCTACTAAAATCGAATTTAAAAACCTACTAAAGTATGGAATTTTGGATACTTCACAAAATCTAGTAAATGTAGAATTCCTTAATACTCCTATATTAAAAGATGGATCTGGATTTAGTAGTAATATTATAAGTACTCCAACTATAAATTTTAATACTAATACTAAAACAATATCTTTTGATATCAAAGGAGAATTAATAAAAATTATAAACGCAGATAAAGTTGGAAAATCCTTAAAAGCATATGGAATAGATTATGAACAAATTCGAGCTTCTAATCTTGGATTTAAAGGTGATTTAGGAACTATTCTCAGAATATATGCTGATGGAGGACACAGTAGTAGAGAAACATATTTTGCAAATTTAACTACATTTGATGAGGGTGAACATCCAGATATAGATGCTTCTGGGACTATTTATATTAGTTGGAGATATTTTAAATCTGGGATACAAGTTACTGTTCCAGGAACTTCTGAAAAATTTTATCTACAGACAGCAGAATCTGTACAAAGTAAGGGTCTATATAAAATAGGGGATTCTGGAGAAACTGCTACTTTAAAATATATACAAAATCTTTTTGGATCTAGTAATTTAGGATTAATTGGATTTAATACAGATCAGGCAAAAGGAAAAAGAGGACAAATATATGCAGTACTTAAAAATATAGATACAGGAGGATCTTATTCAAAACTATTTTCTCAGGATGATAATGGAACTATAAACTATATAGGATTTTTAGTACAAAAAAATTCTATGATATGTATGCTTCCATTTGTAATAGTTTATAATAATAATAAATCTAGTATAGATTCTTTATTAAATAGATTTAAAAATTGTTTATATAGACAAATTAAATCACTTAACGATTCTAAAGACTATTGGGTTCCTTCTTCAACTATTAAATATGATACTTCTGATATTCAACTTTCTGGAGATATTAAATACTCCATTACAGGGAATACTCCAGTAGAAATATATAATGGAAATTTAACTAAAAAATCATTACAAACAATTATAGATGGAATAAATTTAAAACAAGAAGAAGATTCTAAAAATATTTCCCAAGTAATAATTTCTAATACTATAAACCCAGAAATTAATAATGTAACTCCAATTCCTATTAATACTACGTTAAGTTATACAGATTTATTTAATTCTACTATATCTAGAATAGTATCGGAATATAGACAAGCAAGTGCAACTGATATAGATACTAGTGATATAACTTTAGATAATAAAGTTATACTTAAAAAAGATAATATAACAATACCTCTTAATATGCAATATGATAATGGAACATTAACTAAAACAATAAACCCTTCATACTCAGAAATGATGTATATAGCAGCAGATATTAATTTAGCAAGAGTTCCTTATATTGCAAATGAAGACTTATTAAATCTTAAAGAAGCTCTCCAAGTTATAAATAATGAGAATGTTAGTATTATTAATATAAAGGATTTACCATAATGAGAAATTTTATTACAATAGATTTAAATCCTTCAGTAAAATTTAATATTTTATATAAAGTAATACAAACAGAGGGATTTGTAGTTTACGAATACAATCCATTTCATAATTTAAGAATATCTAAAGATAGATACTTAAAAGATTCTAAGGGAAGATATTATATAAAAACTTCTTCTGGAAATAATGAAGAACTAATACTTAAAATAGTAGAATATACAAAAACCTGGAATTCTTCTACAAAAACATATGATTATATTCCTACTGAATATACTACATATGTGACAGATACTAGTATAGATGTTTTACAATATATAAGTAATACTAATCCATCTGGATTAATACCTTCTGATATAAAAACTGTTGATCCTAGTCTAATTATTACAGATGGAAATGTATTTAATTCTTTAAGATCTTATTCTCCAAGAGAAATTTTTGCTCCAATTTCAATAGCATCAGATCCTGATTCTTCTATTTCTAACAGCAATAAATTTATAGTAGAGTATTATAAAAACGAATTAGTAGATTTTACTACTAAAGACTTAAATTTAGATATAAATCATCCAGTAGATATAGAGATTCAAGAATCTTATGATGGATCAGTTAATTTAGTATTAACTGATGATTTAAATTCTCCCAGAATAATAAATTCTAGATTCACTCCTTTAGAAGATAAAAAATATAAGATTATTGACAGATCTGGAAATAATGATACAAATATTTATGATGAAAATTCTTTTGAAGGAGAAATAAATTTATATAAAACTATAGATAGAATACCTACTCTTAATTTTAATGGTGTATTCTCCGGTGGAAATTTAAAGATTGGGAATTATGTTTTCTATTTTAAATATGTAGATTCGGATGGAAATGAAACTGATTTTGTAGCCGAAAGTGGTATAGTCTCTATCTTAAATGGAAATATAAACGAACCTCAATCTTCTACTGGAGCTTTATCTGATACAAATGCTTTTAAATTAATACGATTTACTTTACAAGATATAGATAAATCGTATGATTATGTAAGTGTTTATTATACTAGATCTACTGGAGATTCTAATAAAACCGAAATAACTAAAGCATATAAAATACGATCTCATTTTTTAGTAACTAATTCTATATCTACAATTATTATAACTGGACTAGAAGATACAATAGATATAAGTCTAGATGATATTAATATATCTTATAATATTATTAGTTCTGCTAAGACTCAAGCTCAAGTACAGAACAGATTATTTTTAGGAAATATAAATAAAGTAACAATTCCATATAAAGAATTAGCTGATCTAAGCTTAAGAATCTATCCGTCCGTATCAACTAATCAATCTATAGGTTATTTAGACGAAAATTATTATGATATATCGTCATCTAATTCTGAAAATAAATATGAATATTATAATCCAAATAATATCTATTATAGAGTTGGCTATTGGGAAGATATATATAGATTTGGAATAGTTTATATATTAAATGATTTTACATTATCTCCAGTATTTAATATAAGAGGAATTGATTTAGATAAGAATTTAAAACCAGAAACCTTTCAATTATATGAAGGAGATAATAGATATTATATTGAAAGCGATGAAGACGGATTTATTAAATCTGGAGTAGATAAACTAGATAATACATTAGGAGTTGTTAGAATAAAAAAATCTTTAGATAATAATATATTTCAAAGTAATAATATATATCCAATAGGAATTAAATTTGAGTTTCAAAAAGAAGATTCTACAAAAGAGGGATATGTTTCAGTTATTGAAGAATTAAAAAAATACACTAAGGGATTTTTCTTTGTACGACAGAAAAGAATACCTACTATATATTGTCAAGGATTTTCCATAGGACAAGATTTAGAATCACATCTTCCTGTAATTCAAACAGAATTAAATAATAATTCTTTAGTATATACTACAGAATCCTTTTTAAATTCTGATTTAGAGATAACTAATGATTTTAAAGGAAGACTTAGAACTCTAACCTCGGCTGTTCCTTATGCAGCAATTATACCAGAGTCTGAATTAAATTCGGAATTGTATTCTCAATTATTTACTGGTTCTAAATTTACTATTAGAACTGCTTCATTTAAACCCTCAAATAGATATTTTACTAAGGGAAGAGATAGATATTATTATTTAGAAAAGTATAGTGATAGTACTTCCGAAGGAATCATACCAAATATAATACTTACTTATATAGATGATAATATACAACTAAAATATTCAGGATCTAATAGTTACTCTTCCAGAGCTGGGGATAGTACTACTGCTTATACAGTATCCTATTTAGAATTCGAAAATAAAACAAAAATTGCAAATAATTTATTAAGAGGATCGTGGTCTTCATATGTAGGAATTGAAGGATTAGATAGTATTGGAATATTATTTGAGGTACTAATTCCTGGATATTCTGAAACTCATATGAAGGACTATTTTAAGACTAGATCTAGTAATTACTCTCCTTATTATTCTATATGTGATAGAACTTCTTGGGATATTTTAGAAGATGATTCTATAGTATGTTATAGAGGCGATTGTTTTATAGGTAATTATACACATAGAATGTGTAGAAATTTTCAAGATCCGGAAAGTCCTGTTAATGATATTATAGTAGATCCAAATACTTGGATAGATAATTATAGTGGATATGAAAACGGAGCATTAGATCTAGAAAAAGCTACTAAAATAAATAGAGGAGATGTTAATGCAGTTCAAATTGGACACTGGATTACGTTTAAATGTATGTCTAATATTAATTTTGCTTCTAGAATAGAAGATTATTCAAATTCTAGCGAAGTAGCTTTAAATGGACATCCAAGAACATTTTATCCAATTAGTAGTTTAAATTATAGTGGAGAATATAAAATTCCGGAATCTACACTAATTAATGTAGGTCTTAGTTCTACTACATCTGATAAATATAATTTTATATTACCAGATGTTCCTTATATAAAAAATGATTTCTCTAATAGAATTATGTATTCTGATATACATATAACAGATGCATTTAAAAATTCTTATAGAACATTTCAGATAAGTAATTATAGAGATTATAATAAAGAATATGGAGCTATAGTTACAATAGTTGAATGGTATGGTAACTTAATAGTAGTATTTGAAAGAGGAGTAGGATTAGTTACTATTAATGAGAGAGTCCAAACTGGATCTGGAGAAGGTGGTCAAGTATATTTAAATTCTGTAAATGTACTTCCGGAAAGACCTAAGTTATTATCTAAAATATATGGATCACAATGGAAAGATTCTATTATCAAAACAGATAGATATGTTTATGGTGTAGATACCACAGCAAGAAAAATATGGAGAACTAATGGAGAAATATTCGAGATAATTTCAGATTTTAAAGTGCAGAAATTTTTAAATGATAATATTTCTCTAACTGAGAGAGAACTTACACCTTTAATGGGACTTAGAAATGTTAAATCTCATTTTAATAAATTTAAGTTTGATCTAATGTTTACATTTTATGATGATATAACTGATTTGAGTGAAGCTGGAGAAATTATTAAATCTAGAGAGTGGAACTTATGTTATAATGAAAAATTAGAATTGTGGACTACTAGATATTCATGGATACCTTTAGTTTCAGAGAATATAGGAAATGTTTATTTTTCTTATAATAAAAACTCCTCTAAGATAATTTCGGAAGTATCTTCTTCTTGGAGTGACAGTTATACTTCTCGTGGAATTGTATTAAAAAATTGTTATACCAAAAATTCTCCAGAAAATATACCTAATGTAGAAAATATAGAATCTTATATATCTTCTGTAAATTATCCTGGAGTTGAAATTCCAAGTAATTTAAATAATCCAGGAAATATCACAAAGAATTATATTATAGGAGAATTAGATATTAAATTGGATCTAGATCCTATAAAATTCAAATATATAGAGTTAACCTTTACATTAGAGGAGCCCAATTCTGATTTTTATATTCAAAAAATTAATAAGAGATCATTTTTAATATTTAAATTATCATCTACTTCTTATAATAAATTCATAGTAAATAAAGAAATTGCAGAAATTCCTATAAAGGTAGAAATTCAGAGATCTCCGGGAGTAATTGGACAAAAGTATAATGATACTATATATATTAGAACTGCTAACGATTTTATATCTACATATTTCTGGAGACATGGAGTAGCTGGAATATTTGATAATAAAGAAAAAATCTATCCAACCTCATGGTATAAAGAACGAGATTCAAAAGGAGTACCTCTATCCTATGACCCATTTGAATTCGAATTTGTTGTAAATAAAAATGTTGGATATCATAAAATCTTCACAAATCTCTTTATCATCTCAAATAACGTCCTTCCAGAACTAGTCTCATTTGAAGTAATTGGTGATGCTTATGATTTCTCTAACATCCCAGATTTAAAAGAAGGTTCATATTTAGTACAAAAGGGAGAGAAAAAAGAAAATGAAGTAGATGATTATATAAAATTCATTGATAATAAAGATTGTAATAATAATAACATTGGAAGTTCTGCTATTATATTCTATGATGATAGATTGTCTGAGTATAGTTTAAGAAGAATTCAACCTATTAAGGATATGTCTACTTGTGGTATTATTAAAGGTAATACTAGATATCAAGAAGATTTTGTTAATGTAACTTTAGAACCTTTTAAATATCAAAAAGGGAGTAAAGGGAATATTAAATTAAAAATTGAAGAAACTAGACCTAGAGATAAGTATATAAAGATTAGAGTTAAATATAGTGGAGATAAGAGAGTTATTATTACCGCATTACAAACAATGTTTGAAATAAGTTTTTGTTAAATAAATTAAAATGAAAAAGTTTCAAGAAGGAGGAATACTTACATCAACTGGACCCTTAATTGGAGCAGTTAGTGCAAGTAAACCTCTCACATTAAATAAAATGGCATTACAAAATGCTTCTTTAAATACAACTGGAAAAGGACTAGGTATAGGTAATGCATTTAAGACTAGTTTAAATAATGCTGGGGCTGATTTAAAATCTTCATTTAGTGGTATAAACGGAGTGAATACTATCTCCTCTGTATTAGATCTTGGAGCATCTCTAATGCCAAAAGATTATTCTGGAAAGAAAGGAAATATAACAGCTGGAATAGATGCTGGATATGATACTATATCTAATATGATGATGAATATAAATCCCGTTATTGGAGGTATAATGAAGGCTGGTAAACTAGTTGGAAATGGATTAGAGAAATTAGGAGTTGGTACAGATAAAATGACTACAGGGGACGCTATTTTAGGAAGTAGTTTCTTTAACCTATCTATTCCGGGATTAATAAATAATGCTTTTGGAAAAACAACTAGAAAATTTACAGTAGATCAAAATATCGCTAACAATTCCTCTTATACTGGAACGGGTAAATATATCCAAGATGCTGGTGGATATTCTGGTAAAAAATATGGACTTTTTTCTAATAAAGCCAGAAAAAAAGCTAATAGAAAAATGGATAAAGCTCAGGGATATCAAGATACTATAGATGATATCTTAACAGATGCATCAGATAAATCAGCAAGAGCAGCAAGTTCTTCTGATATGTTCGCAAATAGATTACAACTAGAACAATCAGGAGGATTAAATAATATCCGATTCGGAAGAGATGGATTTAAATTCCTAGAATCTTTTAGAATTAAATATGCTGAATCTCAGAAAAATATCCTTAAATATAAAGATGGCGGTAAGATTGGAGAAAAGAATATAATTCCAGAAGGTAAATTACATAAAGAACTTCATCATTTAGATACAGAAGATATATCTAGAAAAGGTATTCCTGTTATATTAAAGGAAGGGGATAAGATATCTCAAGTAGCGGAAATAGAACGGGAAGAGTTGATTCTTAGATTAGAAGTCACTGGGAAATTAGAGGAATTATATAAAGAAGATAGTGATGAAGCTGCTATTGAGGCAGGAAAGTTACTAGTTAAGGAGATATTACATAATACTATCGATAAGGGTAAAGTAATTAAAGAAACTGAGTAATGTAGGTATATTTAAATAGAATTGAAATATATTCTATTTAAATATAGCCTTTTATATATAATGCTATGTTAAATTTAAATAGAGTAAATTCTTATTTAATACAAAAGTATCAGAATGGAGGAAAAAGTAATATAAAACAAACTCAAGCAGAGAGAGTATATAATTTTCTCAATCCAGCTGATGGTTATTGGAGTGCTCCTTATTACATACGTCTTCCATATTTAAATTATACTAATACTCCAGTTCCAATCCGAGAAGAAAGGGAATTAGCAACTCCTATTGAAGAGGCTTTCTTTAAACATTATTTAAATTTAGGAAAGGATTCGAGATTAATAAAATCTTCCAAAGCTAGGATAAATGCTGACAAAGATAAAGATCCTAAAAATACTGAATATGTAGGAATCCCACAACCTGTAGCCCGTAGAGTACAATCTATGGTAGATACCTTAAATGTAGGTAAAATTCTACGTAATTATGATAAATATATAGAAAAATTTCCAGAATTACCTAGTAAATCTAGATTAGAAAAAATATATAGAACTGGAAAAGAGGTACTAGAATCTGGAGAGCCGAAAGTAGTTAATGAAGGATTAACTGTTAAATATATAGAACGTCCGGATAAGAATCAGCATTTTGCAACAGGATTAGATCTTTTCGGGAATTTTACCATTCAATGGGATAAGGATAATAATACTATCAAAGTAAATGATACATACGACTTTCCTTCTATAGTTACAGGAAAATACACTATTCCTAAAAGAGAAAAATCCTTGGAAATTAGAGAAGATATTAAATTTAATCCCAAAGTAGGATCTTATTTGTTAAGAGATAACATGAAGAATTATTATGCTGATGATGAGGATCCTTATTTTAAATAATATATAATTATGTCAGAATTAAAAAAATCAATTGTAAAAGTTAAAGTACATAATAAAGAATACCTCTGTGATACTGCTATAGATGACTGGGAAAGAGAACATGGATTTATGCATATAGAAAGTCTATCAGAAAATCAAGGACTTCTATTTATATATCCAGAAGTACAAGAAGAAGTAAATTATTGGATGAAAGATACTCCTTTATATTTAGATATAATCTTCATCTCTCCAGAATTTAAAGTAATATCTAATAAAGAAGGGAAGCCTAATGATACAAGTATTATATCTGAAAAGAATGTATTATTCGTATTAGAGGTATCTAATAATTCCGGAATTCGATCTGGAGAAAGTGTAGAGTTTGAGGGATTAGATGAAGTACTTGAAGAAAGATTAGATTATTTAGAAGATTTGGAGGATGAATCTCCTAAAGATACAATAGAAAATGATATTGATGATTTAGAGGACTTACTAGAGATACTTTCTACTAACGGTAAAGTACAATATAAAATAAAAGGTGGAGAGAGAATATTTTCTAGGAAGAATACTAGAGTCTTAATTCGCCAAGCTAAAAAAGCAGAGAAATTAAAAACCGATTCTGCATATAAGAGATTAGGTAAGTCTGTATTTAAATACATGAAAATTCAAGATAATAATGATCCGGAATATGTAACTACTAAAAAACATGAGTGATTATACTAAGGAACAATTACATAAATTATATAGAGATTTAGTTATTAATAGATCTACCAGACCTATGACAACTAAAGAACTTAGAGATAATACTAGTTATATAAATGAAGATTGGGAAGAAGCTTTTGATAATAGACAACTTACACCCGAACAAGAAGATAAGGCAATAGCAATCAGATATAATTATCCAAGAGACACTAAGACAGCTGCTTTCGATGCATTAAATACTCTATTCGGAGATCTTCAAGATGCTCTCTATACTAAAAGTAACGGAATTAGAGAGATTAAAGATAAATCAGATGTTATTAGAATAACTAAGGACGAAAATGGAAATGATATCAATCTTCCTCCTATATATAAACAACCTTTAATAGATATAATTAAGGCTTCTAAAAAAGTTAAGGGAATGACACCTGAGAAAGCAATAGCATTATCATATCATGAATCTACTCTAGGAGTTAATCCTTCTAGATATGGATATTTAGGAGGTAAAAATGCTACAAAAAAGGATGTTACAGATGCCATGAATTATAATATTGAAAATTATAAAGAAAGAACTACATATACTCCAGATCAACTTGTTGGATTGGATCACCCGGATAGAAAAGGAAAGCTTGATTATATAAAAATATTAACTAAACTCATACCAGAACCAAAACCTGGAGAAAAAGGAATTAATTATATAACAATACATAATGATGGATATGGTGGAGAAGAATATCACCTAACTCCAGAAGGAAAAGAATATTTTGTTAATTATTTAAAGGAAAGATTTAAAGATAATAAGATTCCAGACACTATTATTTCTAATTTAAATAAAGCTCAAAAATTTGTTGAGAAGTTTGAACCTTTTGAAAATGCTTTAGAATATTTTCAGGAAAATCCAAAAATGTATAATAGTGATTCATATAGTAAATATGATAACGGATCTGATCTTACTAAATATTCGGAAGCTATACAAAAAGGACTTAGAGTAATTGAAAATAATCCTGAATTAAAAGCTTTAATAGAAAAATATAAATAATTTAAATATTTAAATGAATAAATCTCACATTCTCATATCAATGATCTTAAGAAACGAGGGGGGTTATGTATTTGACCCCGATGACTCCGGGAAAGAGACATATTGCGGAATATCCCGTGCTAATTTCCCTAAATGGGAAGGATGGAAGATCATTGATAAATTTAAACCCTTAAAAAGAGGACAATTAATCACAACAGTTAAAGAATTAGAAGATTTAGTAGAACAATTCTATGCAGATCAATTTTATAACAAATGTAAAATAGATGATATAAGCAACATTTATATCTCTGCCCATCTATTAGATCATTCAGTTAATGCTGGTGTCTCTAATGGTGTTAAATGCCTCCAAAAAGCTATTTTAAATTTAGGACATTCTTTGGATGTGGATGGGAAAATTGGATCTACTACAATTAGATTAGCTAATTTATGTAATTCGAAAAATTTGCTGCAAGAGTTTATTTCTAAAAGAAAAGAATATTATCAAGAAATTGTAGATAGAAAACCGTCTCAAAATAAATTTTTGAAGGGATGGTTAAATAGAGTAGATGAGGTGAATAATTATATATCTAACAAATATAAATCTTAGATATTTAAATATATATAAAGCTTATAAATACGGATATTTAAATAAGTTATAAGTGATAAAACAAACAAAGTTTTTATTTAAACACGAAGTGTTTTAATAAAAACATTAAATCTAGTTCGGAGCTTTGCGACCAGTATATATAGATAGTGTAAAAAATTCCGGATTGTTAAAGATATAACATTTAGTTAAATATAGCATAAATTATAATTTACCTAGAAATTTAGAATTAAAATAAAGCTAATAAGAAATATTTTCAATAAAATATTGATTTTTTAATTGTCAAAAATTCCTTATAGTATTGTAAAAAATTCCTTATAAATTTATTTTGAATAACCAAGTTTATTTATTACATTTCAAATGTAAATCAACTTTACAATTTAATATTTAAATTTATGGAAACAAATGATAATAAATCAACTATTAGACATGTTCAAATTCCTCATGGAATAACAAATTCAAAAATAAATTATCTAGGAGTTGGAGTTTATGCAATCCTTAGATATTATATGAATAAAGATACTAAGGAATGTTTTCCTTCCTATAAGAAGTTATCAGAAAAATCTGGACTTTCTAGACCTACATTAAAGAAATATCTAGATTTATTAGAAAAAGATGGACATATAACAAAAATAAGTAGGGGATTTAAAAATAGCAATTTATATAAATTTAATATAGATAGTCCTCTCTATAAAAACTTTGAGATGTTTTCATATGATTTTTTAGATAACAAGAATTTAGATTTTAAATCTAAATCTGCATACATGGTTCTTCAAGAGAGAATGTATAAAGATGGGAATTTTGGAAAGCTATGTGATACTGATATAAATATCTGTAAACAATTAAATGTCTCTTACGACACTTGGAAAGAATTATATAAAACATTTGTAAACGATTGGGGTATGTCAAAAACTAAAACTAACGCAAAGGATTCGGAATCTATGGATAATAAGTATTTATACACATTTGATTTAGAAACAATTGGCCAAGCAGTATTATTTAATAGAAAGAAGATTGAAGAGCATGATGAAATGTTACATGAGATGCAAGAAGAAATTAAGAGACTCAATCATGAAGTTAAATTATTACAGAAACAATCAAATGCTCAGAATCAAGAAAAACTTAAGTCCGGTTGTAAATTAAAAGCAATTTAATAAATACATTAAGAATAAATATCTAATATATTAGATAACTAACTGTATGTCTAACAAATTTAAATCTTAAACACTATGGCTTGTAAATCTAAAAGCAAATCTAAAGGTAAAGGTTCAAAAGATGGTAAATAATTCAGAATTATTAAATACTACCAAACAATAGGATTTTTATATACAAAATCCTAACTTTGTACAAGTTTAACGTTAAATATTAAAGAAATGAAAGTAAACGAAAAATTTAAAGTAAAAATCTTACAAGAGGGCGGAACTATGCCCACGGAATCTGCTACTCAGGCTCAACCTAGTCCAGAACAAATCTTTCAGCAAATTCTTCAATTAGCTGCTCAGGCAACTCAAAATCAGGATTGTCAAGCTGCATTGGCGGTATGTTCAGCGTTAGTCGAAATGACTCAGGGACAAGCTGCTCAAGCAGAAGCTCCTACTGAGCCTGTAATGGCACGTCGAGGAGGAAAATTAGTAGTAAAGAAAAGACAATAAATTATCTTAGATGGGGTATTATTTAAATATAATACTCCATTTTTTACTTTAATCATTAACTATGGCACAAGTTCCTAAATTTGAAACTGGAGGTAAATCTCCTTCAAATATAGAAGAATATAATAAAAGGAAGCAAGAATTACAAGACCTTTATAATAAAAAAGAGCAAGAAACAAAGACAATTACTATTAACGGTAAAAAATACGATATAAAAGAAGCTAAAGAAAAACTCCAGAATTGGGTTAGTTCTGATGACTCCCGAAGTTTAAAAAACTCTTATAGAAGAAGAGGATCTGGAGTAGATGCTTCATATAATAGATTTTTAGACGCTCTAAGTAAAGGTGATATACAAGAGATTAATAGTACTCCAAGTGGATTTGATATTAAATATAACAACTCAGAAGGATTTAATTTAGGTGATAAATATAGTAGTGATTATTTAGCTAAAGCTATAGATAATAACTTTTTAAATCTTACTGAATACTCTAATACTTTACAAGAACCTAATAAAATAGATGTATCATGGAATCCTAGAGAATTAATTAATTCCGTATGGGGAGGAAAGATTAATCAGGAAGTATATAATAGGAAAAATACTTCTGAAAGGATTGATGATGTAATTAGGGCTTTAGAAAATAATAGAGGAAGATTTTATGAGTATTTATCATCAGAAGATAAAACTCCATTTAAGGGATATGAGAATCTTCCTTTTAAATCTATACAGGAGTACGATCAATTTATAGAAGATTTATCTCAAGGTAGAAATGGGGATCCTAATTCAGAATTTGATTGGGAAGAACAGAAGAATAATCAGCGTTTTGGTGATTATATATGGAAATATATTTTTGGAGATTCAAATCAACAAAATTCTTCTACTCAAGGATCTACTAAATCCGAAGAACAAATTAAGAAAGAAGAAGATGAAATAAGGAAAGTAAATAATCTACCAGAAAACTCTCCTCTAAGTTATAATTTTAACGGAAAAAATATAGTAGTCACTAAAGAAGGGTTAAGAGAAATAGATTCTTCTGGGAATCTTGTGGGATTAAGAGGCTATTTTCCGTTTGAATCTAACCCAGCTACATATATGTTAAAATCTGGATGGTATGATACTGATTATATACCTTATGAAAAGATTAAGGATTATGTAGGAAGTAATGTTAAATATTTAAATGATATATATAATCCAGAAGTATATAGTTGGAGAAAAAATGCTGAGAATATTAAATATAAGAAAGATTGGGATAAGGAACAGAGTTATAATGCTTATTATAAATTAGCTAAGTTATTAAATCTTCCAGAAGGAGAAGAATATGGGATTGATTATTTTAATCCTTATATAGGAGATAATCAAGCGGTTGAAGATTATGAATTTATTGGAATAAATAATCCTCAGAATGTTGAGAGTTATTTAAATACTGGAAGGCCATATAAATCTAAAAGTATTTATGCTATTAATAAGAAAACAGGAGATATAATTCCTGGAGAATTTAAATATAACCAAGGTTATTTACAATTTAGTCCGACATCAAACTATCCGGGAATTTCCTCTATTAATTTAAATAAGCTTAATGTAAATCCAGTTGAAGGGAGAGATTTAACCTTAGGAAGTAAGTTTTTGGCTGATTTATATTCTAAGTATTTTAATATTAATAGTCAATATTTAGGGGCTAATGAAGCTAAAGGAGAAACTACTGCTGGAGGTATTCCTATTAGATATCAAGAAGGTGGAATATTAAGAAATTCAATTTCCTCAGATCTACAAGATAAACAATCTGCTTCCATGTCAGATGTATTCTCTGGAGAATCATTAAGTGCAGCAGATAAAGCAGATTTAACAGCATTAGCATTAGATGTAGCTGGCTTAGCTTCTACCGCTGCGTTTGGTGTAGGAAATGCTGTGGGAGCTGCAACAGGATTAGGATCTACAATTTCTACTGCTATTGCTGATTATAAACGTGACGATGATTGGTCATGGAGTGATACTGGGAACTTAATACTAAATCTAGGGATGGATGCAGCAACATTAATTCCCGGATTAGGAACAATGGCTAAAGGAGCTAAAGTAACTAAAGCAATAAAAACAGCAGCTCCAATACTACGTAAAGCATTTACTGCATTAGGATTAGGAACTTCTCTTACTGCTTTAGGTAAAGTAATGTCAGGAGAAGAATTAACTATAAATGACTGGAGATTGTTAGCTAATGGATTAAATGCTGTAACGGGTATCGGTAGAAATGTTGCTGGGAAGAAGTTATATACTCAAAAAGCTGGTGCAGGAGAATTATCTAAACCTCTAGAAGTTAATGTTAACGGTAAAACTAAAGAAATTTCATTTAAAAATAATGAGGTAGAGGGATTTAATAAGATGTCGACAGAGGATAAATTAACTACTGTTAAGACTAAATTAAAATCTCAATATACGGATTTAACTGACGAGGATTTAAGTAATATAAAAATACCTAAAGGTAAATGGTATAATCCTTTCACACGCGGAGTTGGAAAAGTAAAAGAAACTAAAGTAGCTGGAAGAGAATTAACACCAGAGACTTTAGATAAGATTAAGAATAATAAACTCTCATCCTTCCAGAAAGGATTAGTAGCAGAGCAGGCTTATTATAGACGTGGCAATATCCAGAAACAATTAGAGGATAATAATATTTATCTCGGACAAACTTTAGGTGCTCCTACTGTAGTATATCACGGAAAATTAACTGAAAAAGCTCCTGGAAAAATTAATTTAAGAGCTCCCAGATCTGAAATACTTGAGCAAAAAGAGCAATTAATACATAATGTTGTAAATCCAACAAAAGGACCTACAGATGCGGAATTAAATAGTTCTATACTAGAACAAATGCAATTTACACCTTTTGGAACAACACGTCCTTTAACAGAACCTTCTGGGAAAGCTAGTAGAGTGACTAAATCCGATGTTAGAAAAACTCAAGCTAAGCTATGGAGAGAAAGCGAAGAAGGAAAAGCTACACTAGCTAAAAATAAACAGAAACTAGAAAATGAGAAAAGACGTAGACAATTAGCGTATTTAAAAGGTCAGGAAACAAAAAGACGTAACGAATTAGGATATAAAGAAGAAAATAAAAATTTATCTAGAATAGTTACAACTCCGAACGAAAGTGTTAGTAATCAAAACGATGAAAGAATATTAAATCTCTTAAGTAAAGCGGAAGAGGATGCAGTATTAAGAAAACGTATAAACGCTCAAGAATATCAAGCCGCATCTAAACATTCCTCTAAAAAGAAAACAGTAAGTAAGAAGAAAAGTAAAGATGTAGGAGATAGATTACCTAAAAAACATAAGGATGGAGGTACTTTAGACTACTTCTTTATTCGAAATAAACTTCTTAAAGAAAGAGATAAATATGAATTAGGCTCTAAAGAATGGATTGAAGCAAATAAAAATGTTAAGGAATTTAAAAATGGAGGAGTTATTAAATATCAAGATGGAGGAGTTACACCTACTAACATATTAGAAGAAGTTGTTGTAACTAGAAAGTCGCCTTCTAGAATAAGAAGAATTGATTCCGAAGTTTTAAATAATAATACTTTTGATTTTAATTTAAAACCAATGAATACATCTTCTTTAAATACTCCTATCACTAAATCTTCAACTGGTTCTAATATTGAATCTCAAAATTATCTTCCAACTAAATCGTCATTAGGAAGTATTCCTCTAACTACTATATCTTCCTTAGCTTCTGCTATACAAAAAACAGCAGCTAATAATAAGATATATAAAACGTTAAAAAAAGATCTAAGACCTTCTCTAATAAATCTCCCTACGGATTTAAATTATTCCATTCAAGGAAATGAAGGAGTTAGACAAGCTTATTATAAACAAGCAGCAAATTTAGAAGGATTAACTAGAACACCTCTAACCTCAGATGCCGATAGACAATTAGCATATAATTTAGAAGTAGCTAAAAATGCAGCAGAAGCAAGATTGCAAGGAGATTTAGCAAACGAACAAGCTATACAACAGTCTAGAGAAAAAGCATTTCAAGTTAATGCTAATAATTTAATAAGAAGAGAGGAAGCTGCAAATAGAAATCGTTTAGCTACTACAGAATATTTAAATACTTTAGCAAATTTAAAAGCTCAGAAGATAGGACAAAATGCTAATATCTGGGATACATTCTTACATGATGTAACAGAACAAACTAAGCAGTATATAAATACAAATAATGCTAGAAAAGTAAATGAACAACTTTTAGATTCTCAATATAAAAATGCTAGATTATCTACAGAGGATTCTATTACTGCATCAGATTTACAGAGAAGATTAGATGCGTTATATCAAAAAGAAGAATACAAGAAAGATCCTACTAAATTATTCTTAGATCCAGAATATAAAAATATTATTAACGCTCAAAAAGAGTTACAACTTAAAGGATTAAAGAGAAGTATAGATTTACAAAAATTAGGATTATCCGGACAATATCCTAAAGTATTTAGATTCGGAGGAATAATTAAGAAATAATATGAAGTTAAATATTAAAAAATTTCAAGAAGGAGGACAACTGGCCCCGTGGGTTGGGTATTCTCCTTTCTTTCAACCTATTGGAAGAGAAGAAGGGACATCAGCCGTAGCTAATTCTTCTGCTAAATCTGGTGATACTAAGATTGATAATTCTCAGAAACAGTTGAAAGATATTATAGGTCAAATGGTTGGTAAAGGATTAACTAATGAAGTTAATTATTTCGCAGAACAAGTTGGTAATATCTTTGCTGATACAGATCTTTTAGGACAACCTATCAGTGTTAGACAATATACAGGATTAGTATCTAGATTAAACGAGATTCAGAATAATAAACAGATATTTGATCAAGCAAAAGAACATGCACTATCTAAAGGAACACTTTCAGAAGCAGCAATAGATTATTCTGGAAATTTATTCGCACAAAACTCTAATGGAGAACTTGTTATGATTACTCCAGATCAATACTCAGAAAGTAGAGAAGAGTATAGAGTATTAACTAATAATGATCTCTTAACTCTAAGGAATAATAGTAAAGCTTATATATTTGATAATAGCCTATCTCAAACGGTTGCTGGAAGTTTAAATATAAACGATATAAGTAAACGAATAGAAGAGATTGTTAAATCTATAGGAGTAGAAAAACAATCTTCTGATTATTACTTTGATAAAGCTAGAGCTAATCAATTAGAAAAAGGATTACAAGCTATTGTAAGTGAGAAGTTGAATGTTGCTCCTGATGGAACTTTTAAATTAACTGAGGAAGTTGCTACACAAAGAAAAAATGCTAATCTTGCTTTAAATTACATATGGAATAATTTAGATCAACAATCTAGAAATACTTTAATTGCAAGAGCCGCTATTAATAATACTGGAGATCCTAGAGAAAATGCTATAGAAAGTATTAAAAATATCCTTATCTTCGGAACTGATCATTCTTATTCCCAATCATTAAAAGATGAGAATATAGAAGGTAAATCAGGAAATGGTTCTGGAGGTAAAGGAGGATTAACTGATATTAACCCTCTAATGAGTTATGTATCAGATCCTAAAAATCAGAAATATGTAGTAAATGTAGGAGATAAATATTCTTTTGATGCTAAAGCTAGTATTAGACCATTAATAGGAGCTAAAGGAGAAGTATTAAATGAGAGTTATTTATCCGATATAATTACTAACGGAGGGTTAGGTTCTTTAGTAGATATTTCAGGAGCTTCTGTTGGAACTGGAGTTACTTTAAATCCTAATGATTTAAGTAAGATATTATATGAAGGAGATAGAGTAGCGATGACATGGTTACCATATATAACAGATCCTAAAACAGGTTCTAAAGTAGTAGATTTAAAAGCATTGAAGCGTTTAGAAGATGCTGATAGAGAAATTTCTGCTATAGGTCCTACAGTTACAGAAGATCAGAAATTAAATATATACAGAGCACATAATGTAGATCATTTAATACTTAGAGGCGGAGAACCAGCACAAAGTCAATTATCTTATATGCATCAATTTATGGTTATCCCATCTCTAATTCCAGAAGAAGTGGCAAAGGAAACTCAATTAAATAGTATTACTAAGAGATTAAATAATGATTTAGAGGATAAGGCTAGGGATATGTATGCTAGGGTTAGATCTAATCTAGAAAATAAAATGTTGAGAGCTAATGGTTACATACCTCCAGAACATTGGTATAGACCTGATGATGATATATATAAATCCTCTATATTCTTACCTGTACAAGATGAGTTAATGTCAATCTTATTTACTGGAAAAACTGCCCCTCAAACAGCTAAATCTAATTTAGATTATGAAAATGTAATAAGAAATACTAATCAAATTACACAACAAACTGGAGGATTAAACCCAGCTGCATTTAAATAATATGGATAATTTAGAAAAAAAGGATTGGTTTGGGTTATATTACTCAAACCAAGATAAAACTTATATAGACTTCTTACAAAATGGGGTTACTCCTAATGATATAGAATTGAAGTCAAAGGATGAATATAAACAAAACGAAAAGATCGTTCAGGCATTTACTGCACCCGATGGGAAATTTGATGATAACGCATTTAATACATTTTATAATAAAGCATTATCTTCATATAATACATTATCTATAGGACAGTTTACAGAAGAGGATCTTCCAAAAGTGCAGTATGATATAATGTCTCCTTTTAAATCTCAACTTTCTCCTGTACAAGATATTTCTTTAGATATAATAAAGACTAAAAATCCTTTTATTCAAAGCACCGGATTAAATACTATACTAGGGACAGAAATGACTAGTATGTCTACTAGAGAAATGGCTCAACAAAATAAAATTTTCGATACTGAGACTAATAGGTGGATGGATATTACTCCAGAGGATTTAGGATTTTGGGGAACAGTAACTAAAACTCCGATAGTTTTAGCTCAATATGATAGAGATATACAAGAAACTGATCCAGAAACAGGAAGATTAATACAACATAAAAAAGGAGAAATAAAATTAGATGAAAGTGGAATGCCTTATTACGAAACTCTTGGTAATAGAGAAGTTCATGGTAAACAAGTATTAAGTGCGTTTGATGTAATTACTAGAGAAAATTCTACATGGAATAAATTTGATTTTTTTGATAATGATGGAGAAGAATCTAGTATCGGATCTACTATAGCACAAACTATAGCTAGTATTGCTCCTTTATTTATCCCATATGTAGGTCAAGCTTATGCTGGAGCTTTAGTACTTCGAGAAGGTACCAAGCTAGGTATTACTCTATATAAAATGATGGATGGGTTTATTAATAATAATCCTAATCCTAATTATGGGATATTAAATACTATAGAAGCCAAAGCCAATCAATTTAATACTAGTGTATCTGATAAATCCCAAGAAAAAATATTAACCTTTGAGAATTTTGGGAGATTAATCTCAGACGTTGGTAGTCAATTATTCCAACAAAGATTATTAGCTCAAATTCCAAACTGGCTTGGTATTGGAAATTCTGAAAGGGCTGCTTTAAAAGCTATAAAAGCTAAATATGGAGATGATATAATACAAGCTATTTCTGATGGTAGTATAATTCAAAATAGAGGATTATATAATACAATTACCCGTAACGATCCTGCTGTTATAAATGCAATAAATAAAGCTAATATAAGAAATAATTTCTTAGGTAGATTTATGGCTAATTTCTATATGTCTGGAACTTCTACAATGGATGTATATAACGATGCTTTAGATGCCGGATATGATAGAAGAACAGCAGCCTTAACTGCTGGCTTAGCTATGGGTGCTACTACTTGGATGATACAATCTACAGAAATAGGACAGAAAGCTTTAGAGGGATTGGGATTTGATAGTGAAAGAGCTGCTATAAGAAATGCTGGAAAAAAGTTTATCGAAGAAAATAGAGAATTATTACATTATACTGCAAATAATACAAAAGATAAAGCTGCATTTAATTCTGTATTAAAGAAAGCTATAAATACATTTAAAAAAGTAAAGGAACCTATAAATAATATTATCTCAGGTTCTGGAATAGCTAGTAATGCTGTAGCTGAGGGAATTGAAGAAATGTCAGAAGAAGCTATTATGGATATGTCTAAAGCTATTACAGATGTATTCACAGGAATTTCTGGTACACAAAAAGATGCTTCTTTTGATTTCTTATCCTCTAATCCATTGGAAAGATATCTAATGGCTGGATTTGGAGGTGCTATTGGTGGGGCTATATTTAAAGCTGCTAATAATTTATCTGATATAAATAAAAGAGTTCCGGAACAAGCTACTGATAATATCTTTTACATATTACGAAATGGAGGTAAATCTAAATTAATTTCAGAATTAGAGAGATTAAGACAACAAGGTGTAGCTCCAAAAAATCTTTCTGCTACTAATAGAACAATAGAAGGAGAGAATATAAATTACTCTCCTGTAGAATCTGGAGATATTTCCCAAAATGATGCTGTAATAGACCTATCATTACAGTTAATAAATCAGTGGGATGCTATTATTAATGAAGAAAATCTACGCCTTAGTGATGAAGAATTAATATCTTTATCAGCATTAAGGGATAGGAGAGTAGAAGATCTTATTAAATTTGATGGAAGATTAGATATTATTAGAGATTATAATCAATTAGGAAAAGAAATAGGAAATCTACTCCTAGAAAAGAAAGATATAGAGAATCGATTAAATGCTCCTAATAAAGAAATTCCGAATAAAACAGAGTTGGAGAGTAGATTAAATATAATAAATGAAGAACTTCAACAAAAAAGAACAGAGAAGGATATACTATTACGAGGAGGAAAATCCGAAGAGTATTTAAAAAGAGCTTTATTTAATATAAGCGAAATATCTAATAAAATTTATTCTTCTGATATATATACATATACAGAAAATATTCTTGGTAAACCGTACGGATCTTTATCAGAATCCGAAAGAGAGGAAATTAAATCTAGATATAAAGCTTATAGAGAAGATAATAATGAGAAATTAGATAAAGCGTATAAAATATTTACGTCATTATCACAGAAATATGGTGATAATATTATAAATATAGTATCTAAGTTACCGTTATTAAATAAAATAAAAGGATATCTATCAGGAATAGATGAAGAGGCCTTACTTAATCTTGATGAAGATGCAAAACGTAATTTTGATTTAGCAAGAAAATTAGGACTTGAATTAGGGGTTCCTGTAGAAAGAGGGATTGATTATATATTTGAATATAGAAATACGGATTTATCTGATATAAATACTCAGAATATAATTAAAAACTTCTTTAATTCAATAAATCAGGATGGATCTGGAATTGATGTAGGTAGTATTTTCTCTACATATAAGAATTCTGGAGAATTTATATCTAATATATTTGATACAATATTTAATATAGATCAGAAAATAGATACCTTATCTAATTCTATTAACAATAAATTAAACTCAGATCCTACTTTAGATAAAAATTTCGTAATAAGAGAATCTATAGAAGAATTTTTAAATAAGAACATTTCTAATTCTATAGTTAAATCTTATATACAAAATAATTTAAATCTTCCTAATTTAAACTCTTCAGAAGAAGTAATATCTAATATTAGAAAGATTCTTATTAATTTATCTGGATTATTACAGTTTAATCTAATTCCCCAACTTAGGACTAGATCAATGATGAATTTAATTGAAAGTGCTAGAAATGAGGGAATAGAATTAACTAAGGATTTATATTCTTATATAAAGACATATCTAAAATCAGATAATAAGGTAGAATTAGATTACTCTTCTTATGTATCTAATCTTTTATCTTATGTAGATGAGAGTCTTGGGGAATTAGTTAATTATGATTTACAAAATATAAAATCCCAATCTCCGGATTTTCAAGCTGCTTTAAAAGAAGGATTTGAAGAAATTGGAGTTAATAATTTAGAAGAGGTAATACAAATATCAGAAGAGTTAAAAAATGTAAAAGATTGGTTTGAAGTAGCAAGCCTATTAAAAAATTCTAATTTAAATGATGTAGAGAAAAGGATCATTATAGAAAGTATAAATGATTCAAATAAATCTAAAACAAAATCATCTTTATCAGAAATAAATATTTTATCAGAAGCTTCAATAGATCCTTCTCAGTTAGTAGAGAATCCTTTAAATACTTTATTATCTGAGATATATTTAAATGTAGATGAATCTGCTGGAAATATTAATATCTTTGAATTATTATCAAATGAAAGTGATTTATTAAAATCTACTAATACACTTTCTGATTATGTTTTGCAAGGAAAGGTTAAATTAGAACAACTTGATACTGCAATAAATGTGATTAACGCATTGCAATCAGTAGTATCTTCGATGCAATCTTCTACTATTGAAAATGGAGGATATGGATTTAATTCTACTTTAAATTATGTAAGAGAAAAATTAGGAGTATCAGAAAAGCTTCCAGAAATAGAATCTAATTCCGCATTTGAAGTTATACAAGAATTAGAGAGGATAAAGAATAAATTGGGATTCTATAAAAAATTATCTGAACAAAATAAAGGTAATAAACTTAAAGAGCATAAGCTTACAGCTATAAAAACTAGACAAGCTCTCATAAAGAATTATCAGGATAAATTATTTAGAAATAAAGCTCCCGAATTATTTGAAGGAGTGGATGATATATTATCTAATTATAATTTAGATAGTTTAAATAATTCGGATTTAACTGATGAAGAATATATTTCATTGGAGAAACTTATTTTAGAAGTAGAAGATAGAATTTATGATAATGCTACTAAATTATCTAAGAATAATACAGTATCTAAAGAACATTTAATATCTAAATTATTTCAGAATTATGATTATTCTAAATTAATGAAAGAAGCTTATAATAATCCAGCTTCTTTAAATTCTGAAATAACTGAGATGTCTCCCTCCGATTTATTTATCTATTATCATACTATATTAACCACAAAAGCATCTACATTTAATAATGCATTAAGAGATATAGTGAATGAATCCTTGGGATCAGATAAACAACTTATAATTCCTATATTTTCTCAAGAATATGCTGCAAGGATTGCGTTAGCTTGTATTATAGATATAAACTTCATGAACAACTCTACCGAGTTAACTAAGGAGTTTGAGAATAGTATTACAAATCCAGCACTTAGAGATAAATATAAGAATTATATATCTAGACTACAAAATACAGTATTTATAAATGGAGCACCAGGAGTAGGTAAGACTACTGGTGTTGATTCTTTAGTATTTAAATTAGCTAATAAATTATTAGGAGAACAAGGTGCTGTTATATCTGGACCTAAGATGCAACAAACAGTTAATCTATTAAATTCGATTACTGGAAAATCTTATTCTGAAACGGAAGGATTGAACACTATAAATGATACTATTAAGAATAAAAAACTAACAGCAATTACCGCTGATATGTTATTAAATTCTATTTTAGTATCTCCAGAAATAATAGAAAAGGCCAAGAAACAGTTTAATGATCCTCAATCTAAAACTATTCCGGAGAATGAGAGGGTTATAGATATACTAGAAACTCAAGACAAGGAATTAGTTGTTAGAATAAATCCTAAATATCTAACTCCTTCTAATTTTAAATCTGGGATATTTCAAGATCAAAGATTGATATTTATCGATGAAGTTACACAATTATCTAAATTTGAATTAGAATTATTATCTTCATGGGCTCAACAAAATGATAAGATATTAATTACTTCTGGTGATTTATTACAATCTGGTTATGCTGGAAGTGATGGAGCGTATTTAGGGATAGATGTAGATACTAATTTAATATACACACCTACTTTAGCTACATCTTTAAGAATTACTAATATTCATAAAAAAGATAACTTAGATTCTTTAAGAGTATTAACTGATAGAGTTAGAAATGTAGATAATTACTATACTACAGGAGAATTTAATTTAGAAGAGGGAATAAAAATAGCGTTATCTAACTATGAGAACGTACCTAGTCTAAAATATTATGAAGACGACGTAAAACTCTCTGGAGATAAAATTGTTGGATCTATTTCTACTTTTGATTTAGATAAATTAGTTCATGACTCAGAAGAGCCGATAGGATTTATATATGATGATGTAAATTCTGATACATATAAGCTAATAGATACTTATATAAAAAAGAATCCTGGAAAAATAAGGAAATTTAAACTTGAAGAAGTACAAGGTTCAGAAGCTAAATACTTTATAGTAGATAAGAAATTTAATTTCGGATCTCATGGAGAATTTGTAGAAAAAGCTACTAGAGATTTATATACTGCTATAACTAGATCTAAAGAAGGTACTATTATTATAAATAATGGGTTAACTACTAAACTTACTAAAGGATCTGAAAGAATTAGTTATACACAATCCTCTAAATTAAATAATGAAGCTGCTAAATCTTTCTCAGAATTAAGATTGAAAGCTCTTAATGCTTCGTTAGAGAATAAAACTATAGAACCTCAAAAGAAAGAATCTTCTACTACATCAGTCTCAACACCCCAACCTAATGTAGAATTAGGAAAAGTTTTAGATACTGCATTTAGTGATTCTCCAGAAGCTAATAGAGAAATTCAACAATTAGAAAGAATAGAATCTAAAACAGAGAAACATTCTCCTGATAGTTTTATATGTTATTCTTATAGAACAAGAATTAAACCTAAAGCAGAAATTAATGGTGATATAACTACTTATAGCATTAAAGATTCCGCTATAATGCTAAGATTAGATTCAAATAGTGAACATAGAGCATTCTTTAATGGAGAAATTGATGGCTTAAATCCTACACAATTCGAAAGAGTTGATGAAAAGATATTAGAAGTAAAGAGTATATTATATAATTACACAAAATCCAGAAGAAATAAATTATTTAAAGATTATAATATTGAACAAGATTTATCTAATTTATATAATGACATATCTGGAAATACTGGAACATTAGATTTATCTAACGGGAAGTTTGTATTAAAAGCAACTAAATATTTTAATAAATCTATAGGAAAAGAAGATTCTGTTATTAGAATTATATATGAAATTCCTATATTAAATTCTTCTACAGAAGAGAATACTGTAGAGCTTTATATAGTAGAATTACCAAATATTAATAATGAATCTTTTAGAATTAAAGATTCTGATACTCCAGAACAAAGAGCTTCTAAAGCATGGTTTGTAGAATATCAAAAATTCTATGGACAAATAATGAATAGTTTCATTTTGGATGAAAGTGGAAAATCTAATAAATACTTCCAGCTTAGAGATGATTTCGAATTAGAACGAATTACTAATAGTATTATATATAAAGGATCAGATAAGAAAAAATTTGCACATGTTCCATTTGAATCTAAAGAATCTGAATTTAGAGGAATTTACTTCTCTAAGCCTTATATAGTAACTAATACTAGATACGGTAAATCTAATCGGAATGAGTTATTAATTCAACGTAACGAGAGATTAAATATTCTATATAATGATTATTATGAAACTTTAGAGGAATATAATAAAGCAGATACTACTCAAAAATCTAGATTAGAACCTATATTAAAATCTAAATCTGAGAGATTAAATGCTGAAATAAATAAGAATAATATCAAAGGCAAAGCAGTAGTATTTGCTACACATAGTAAATATATATTTGATGAGAATGATAATATTATCTCAGAAGATCAGTATGGAGATTATTACATAGACCAAATGAATGGAAAATATGATAATGATCTAGATAGAAGAGATAAAATTAGAATGATCATTTTAAATCCGGAAGGACAAACATTCCAATCCTTTATATCTAAATATAGAGAATTTATAAATTCATATAAAAAGAATTCTGGAGTAGCTAAATATAATGGTAAATTTTATAAATCTTACTTTGGAGATTTTATAGGATTTGATACATTGTTATCTATATATAATTATTATAATTATTTAAAAGCTAACGGGAAGCCAGACTCTAAACATATCAAAATCGCTGAGAAATTATTTAATTCTCTATCCTCACTTTCAACTAAAGAAGGAAACGCGGAAAACCCATTTGATCTTCCTAGTGCCAAAGTTAAATTTGGACTACCTCATGTTCTGAGGATAATGGAGAGATTACATATAGAAACTACTCCAGAAGAGATTAAGAAAATGGAGAATTACTCCTCTTCTATTAATGGGAATGATGTACTTAAATTCATAAATAAGATTATAGAATTTAAAATAAATCAAAGACTCCATCCCGAATTATTAGTATCTTCTCCGATTATAAATGAGGAAAATGGGGGAATATTCCAAGACTGGAACAAAGAAGATGGAATTACCGATTTAGATATAATTGATTTTATGGAATTTGCTATGTTAGGAAGAAGAAATTATAAACAACCTGACGGAAGCATTAGTTCTGTAGAAGCTCCTAATTATAATCCTTTATTTAAAAACGGAATCTTCCCATTTCCTGTTTATGAATTAACGGATAAGAAAACTGATTATACTGGAGGGGAATATTTTTATGAAGCAAGAAATCCAGAAGGACAATATTATATAGATAGAGATATTCAAACTCCACAATTTGTATTTCAACCATCTAGGGATTTAGCCTCTCCAAATGATTTCGGAATCGCAAGAGTAGAGAATAATAATAGAGAGGTATCTAATAAAGATGTTGAAAAACAAGAGAGTAAAGAAGTTTATAGAGCAGAATTATATAATAATATAAAAGATAAATTATCAACTTCTAATATAGATTTAAATTATCTACTTGTTAATAATATCTCCTTAGCAACTATAACAGGTTCGATGGATAGAGATGCGGAGAGTAATATAAATTCCACTATAGATGTAGTAAATACTATATTAAAAACTCAGCCTGTAAAAGTAGACGAAATATCAGAAGTAGATTATATAGAATATAAAAATAATGAATTAAAGATATATTCAAGACCTATAGAAAATATAGAACAAAACGATAGTATTTCTGAGGAAAATAATATATCTTTGTCACAGACATTCGGGAAAATGTTTGATGTGGTATCAGATCCTAAAGATTTAGAAATGTTAAAAAATATAACAAAAGTATTATTGACTTATGATAATAATAATTTATTAATAAACTATGTAACTAAATCTGAAATCATCCCCGATACAGTAAATTTAATTTTATCTAATATGAATATACAAACAATACTATCTGATATAAATAAGATAAGAAGTAAATATAATATTTGTTAAATATGGCTTGTAAATTTTTTGATTCAAACACTAGAAGCCCAGAATTTTTAATAAACCTATCTCCCTGGATTAATTTTCAGGGAGATACTATTTCAGATCAACAATTTCAGAATATTAAAAATTCTCTGCAAAAAGATTTTATCATTGATTCTGATGAAAATTTAGTAGATGCAATAAAGGAATATATAAGATTATTTTCTTATAATACGGAATTAAATACAATACTTAATAATTCCTTAGATAAAATTTTAACTAAGAATATAGAAAAAACTTTACCTCCGGAAGAATATAAAAATCCAGATCCTCTAGTAACTACATTAGAGAATGAAGTAAAGACTATAGAAGAAGATGAATCTGTGACGGAGGAGGATAGAGATTTAGCTACGAAAGAATATGTAGAACAATTAAATAGAAGTAGAAAAAACGTTACCTATAATGAAGAAATAAAGACTAATAGAGATTTAATTACTAAATTTCAAAATAATAATAGTTTATATAATAGATTTGTTTCTACATTTAAAAGGGAGATATTTAAAAATTCCTTTCTAAATCTAGATTCTGGAAAAATTGTTCGAACTTATTCAGAATTAAATAATAATATTGCAGAATATAAACAAATATTATTTAATCATATAACAAAATTTTTAGGAGAAAAAGATATTATTCCTTTATATAATCAGGATGGATCTTTTAATATTACAGAATTTACTACTATTATATCTAGATTAAATGAATATTATGATCAACATAATCCTACATCAAAATTAAATTCGATTAATAATGTTCTATACACTCCTTTATCTAAATCTAATCAAGATTATTTAAATGCATATAACGCTTTAGTGACTTTAGAGAATTTTGATAATTTAATAGTATTATTAACAGACGGATTAATTTCAATAGATCCATTTAAATTAGGAATTAAATCTACTAATAGAAATGAAATTAAATATCTTCCGTTCACTAAAAATGCATTAAGACAACATTTTAGAGTTAATGAAGATTCCGATATAAATAGAGAGACTACTAGTTTAACTAAAGCTATTATACAAAATATTCCTTTATTAGATTCTGATGGGAAATGGGATGAGATATCTTATATGACAGTTAATGAATTTAACAATGCTATATCTAGAATCGGAGATCCTGTTATTAAATCTTCTAATAAATATAATTCATTAAAATTAGGTAAATTAAATCCTACAGTAGCTTATATAGAATTTTTTAATTCTTTATTTGTTACAGATGGAAAAACTGATCCATCAAAAATAAATAAATTTAAGAAGAATTTAGACTTTAATTTAGATACTAAAAAGGCATTATTGTCTATATATAAATACATCTTTGACTCTACTCCAGAAGCTAAATCTTTATATAATATAATTAAAGATAACCAAGGAGATTTAAGTTTTAACTATTTCTTGGATGTCTTAGCTTATATGAATAAACAGGATGGATCAGAATATATATCATATGAATATAATTCAGAAAGTAAAGAGTATGAAGTAAATACATTCTCAAATCTAACTTATGAATCCTCTTTATTTAGACAGGAAAGAAATTTAACTGAATATGTTGATTCTATAGCTAGAAATGGTGATTATGATAATACTATTTTAAATGTATTACGAAATAAATTTAGAGTTAAGGTCTTAGATGATTCTATTTCTATCACCATTGGATCTAGAACATTATTTATTAATGATCATTTAAATATTGCTAACGAAGATGCTATAACTGGAAAAGATTTAAATAAAGAATTATTAGATAGTATTACAATCCCAAATCCAGAACAAGTTAGTGCGATTATAAATGGTAAAACTTTATCAGAATCTATTATGAATGGATTTAGGTTGTTAGAATTGTTACAATTATCTACAGATCTTCCATTTATAAATAGTTCTGGGCAATTATATTCTATATTAAAATCACAATATAGAACAGAAGCCGAATCTAATCTAAAAGGAGATCTTTTGGGATTATTATATAGAACACTTAAAACAATTGATACTCTAGATTCTATATATAAAGAATATGATTCTAATAAAGTTAATCTTACTCCAGGAGAATTTAAATCTAAAGTAAAAAAATCCTTTCCAGAATTTAAAACAATGAAGGATATTACTTTTAATAAATTCTTTACATCAAGTAAAACTAGACCAAGATTAAAGGTTAATTTAAATTCTAAAGGAGATAGATCAAGTGTATTTAAAGCCGCAGTTAGTTCCATAAATTTATTAAATAGAGAAGCTAGTCCAAGTACATATAAAAACTCTGATGGAGACAATGTGCCATCTATAGGATTGATGAATTTAGTTAAAAACATACACGAGTTTATATATACTACTAAAGATTATCAGAATAATGTTAGAAAGCATTCTAATATATCTAATATATTCGAATCTAATATATTCTATAATAATCCAGAATACTTAAAAGGAATTGGATTAAAAACAGAATTTATATCTCCAAATGGAACAACAGTACAAAAGAATAAATTCAATGTTTCTGAGTACGGAGTATCATCTATAATATTAGATTATTTCAAAAATCTAATGAATGATCAAATTAATTATATAGAATTTCTTCCAACTGTATACGCAGATAAATCTAATCAATCTCTTATTAAAATATCTAAGGATATTAAATTTGATGGGAAGAATATTAAATCTGCATCTGCTACTCAGATCGAAGTAGAGAATTTTAATAGTCAACAGATTTATTATACTAATCTATTATCAAATTTATTTAAATCTTATTATAGAATAGGTGAAAGATTAGGTGTTTCTTTATTAGATTCTATACCTAAAATTAAAAATAAGAAAGAAAAAGCTGAGATTATAAATAATAATATCATCGCAATAAATAATCTCTTATCTACTAGATGGAAGGAAGTCTCTCAAATAGCTAGAGAATTAAGTTTAGAAGATCCTAATTTTAAATTTATAGAAGAAGTTCATTATTCTAAAGTGGAAATGTCTAAAGGTAATAGCGTATTTAGATTAAATCCATTTATAGAGAATATGGCTAATATCTATCAAGTATCTACTGTAGACGATTCTTATTACAAGGATTTTATAAATAGATCAAAAGAAATATTTAAAAAAGATTTAAAATCTAAAGGTATTGAAGTAGATACTAAAGTATTTAAATTCTTAAAAGATATTCCTTCTCTAAAGAATTGGATTGGTAGGGATGGAATGATGATATTAGAAAAAGATGGGAAATTGAATCCTATATTAGAAAAATATTTCTTTTTAGATGGGTTCTTATCTAACCAATTCCTTCAAGTAAGTGTTGGAGAACCTTATGCACATCCATCTAAATTAAGAGGCGTGTATTATTTAAATTCCGATGGATCTATAAATCCGGAATATTTTATCCGGGATCATGCTAATAGATTATTAGCTCAATATAAACGTATGGTTGCTATGCAGGCTACTATACACAACTATTATCAAAAAGCATTAGAAGGAACAACTCCAACTATAAATGTAGCAATTATCAAAGATATAGAAGCTCCTGTATTTAATCCTTCTGGGGAGACTGATAATGTAAAGGTATTAGATGGCTCTATGGAATGTAATCCATTTCAGAATGTGTTAGAGAACAATTCAATGTTTAGCTCTAGTGCTGGATATAATAGAAAGAATTTTGGATATAATGTAGATCCTGAATTTGGTAATGGGTTATTAATGAAATGTGCTATATTCTCTATAACTAATTATCGAATGAGAAAATCTCCGGAGAAAGTTAAATTGTTGCAAAAAATGACTGATAGAAAATGGGATGTTCCTATTATTAATTTAATGCAAGATTTTAATGGTAATAAACGTCATCTTAGAGATATTATATCCGAGGATTTATATTATTATAATGCGAATAATGGAGAATATTATAGAATAATTGATTTAGAATCTCTAGGAAATAATACTTATAATATTATAGAACGAAGAGTTAATAATAACGGGGGAGATACTCAGAATAGTAGAAATGTAACAAGAACTGTAGTAATAGATAGTAATTATAAATTATGGAAAGCTCTAGGTGGAGAGTATTCTTATTCATTAGATAATTCTAATCCTTTAGATCCTTATTTAAGTAATTCCGGAGATAAAGGAGAGGCTTCTGTAAATGCTACAGTACAGTTTATGAATAAAACCGGATATTATATAACTAAGAGGGATCTATTAAATATGGTTAATGGTGATTTAGATTTATTAAATACAATTATATCTAAACAAGATCTTCCATTTACATTTAACAATATTCCAGAAGATTCTAGTTATATATTAGACGAACAAAGAAAATTAAGAGTAATACTAGATCAGAATTATATATATCAACCTCTTAAATACTCTGATATACATTACCTAGCAAATGGAACATCAATAAAAGTTGGAGCGTTTAATACAAATCCAGCCAATGCTAGATACGATGATACTCCTTTATCCTATGGTAGAGTTGGTACACAATTCATGGGTATTCAAATGGATGCAGATCACCATGCTGATTTATCTACTGTTACTGAATCTACTCAGATTATTAGTACTTTAGCAGCTAATGGATATACATCAGATTTAGCTGATGCGGCTTATAGAGCTTTAGGTTCTGTAGTAAATACTACTTTAAAGAAGTATTTTGAAGCACATAATCAAGCTAATAACTTAGAAACTCTTACAGAATTAGGAGAAGCTAATAAAACATTATTATATAAACTTCTAGCTAAAGCAACTATTAAAGCCTTCGAAGGAAGCTCTGGAGATGGAGTAATTACTGGTTATTTGGAAGAAGCTGCAAGAGAGTTTGAGGAGAATTTAAATAATGAATTATTTAATGCTAGAGATTTAAGATTTAAAATTCCGTTTAGTTCCGGAAGTATAAATAGTTCTTTTATAACTATGTTAGCATCTAAAATGAACTCTGATAGTATTAAAAGAACTTTCTCTGGTATGGGAGCTGTAATGATTCCTTCTTATGGATCTATAAAACATTATTATTTTGATGGATCTGAGAATTTATTCGATTCTAATGGAAATGTTTTAAGAGGATATTATTCTCAGGAAGATTTAATACATATAGCTAATGAAGCCGGTTATTATTCTCTTACTGATGAAAATGGAAATATTCTTAGATCTGGTTTAGATAGATATTTAGAAACAGGAAATTTAACACAGGAAATATCTACGGATTTAATAGAATTTGGTGATATTGTATTAGATCCTACTACTGGAGAACAGGTAGATATAAATACTTATGATAAATTTAAATATTATAGGAATTTAAATACTACAGTAACTAATCTAAAAGGAATCAGAAAAGAACTTCAACCTTTTAGAGCTACTTGGAGTATTGATGGGATAAATAAGAAATATAATATTTATGACCATCCGATAATCGAAGATATGTTTAGATTAAGAGAGTCTAAAGCATCTAAAGAGGAAATTCTAGCACTTCAACATTTTGTTAATAGATATATTGGATTATTGGATGAAAATATTATGTTATTAGATCCGAGAATGCCTGAATATCAAATGATTATAGATAACAATGATATAATAGAATTTGGCGAAGGACTTCAAGGAGTAAAAATACATGATTTAAATATAAAAAGAGCACAGGCTGTAATATCTAAGGTATATCAATCTATATTCGGATTACGAACTGGAGATAATATTGCGAATATTATTAATAGTGATGGAGAGTATTTTAGACAGAAACTATTAAGAACGTATAATAAAGCTAAATCAGATCCCCTTCCAAATGATATAGAATTTTTAAAGAATAGTTTAGATAATACTAGAATTATTATAAATAAGCCTAGTTCTGAAAATTATATATCTTCACTAACTCCAATGGAGATATTAACAGAAGTTATAGATGGAGAAGAATGGAGATTAAATGAAAATGGAGAAGCTGTATATAAAACATCTGGACTTCATTTTTATCAGGATACTAGTAATGGAATAGTTCAAGAAGTAATTGTTGTAGATCTTTCTAATTTAGGGAATTTAGTTAATGTATTTAATTCTTCTGACGATTATATAGGAATATGGTATAATTTTAATTCTGATAATATTAAAGAGTTAAGAGATTATATAAATATGACAGATTCGAGATTAGGAGAAGAATTAGCTATAAATAATAGTAGTATAGAAGAGATAAAAGATGAATATGATGATTATATAAATAGAAGAATCGAAAGAGATTCTAAGAAGATATATAGATCATTTATTGAGAGTCTAAAAATAACAGCGAATCGTATTCCTGCACAAGCATTTCAGTCTATTATGACAATGGATGTAGTAGGATTCTCTGATGCAGAAAGTAATGAAGCTTATGTTAGTCTGTATCAGATATGGCTTAAATACTTAGGGGTCATATAAAATTGGAAGAATTGCTGGGAACTCCAGAAGTGGACAATCAGCAGCCGAGCTAGATTTAGGTTAAAAGAATCTAGAAGGTTCAACGACTAGGAGAGTGAGCCTAACAATAATCTCTCCCACGAGCATCCAACATGAATAATTCATGAAGATATAGTCTAAACTATGAATATAACAAAATGAAATCATAGAATTATAACGTAAACAGTTATAAGATAATAATTCTCAGCCAAGGTTCGGACTATAGGTTATATTGTAGTCATTAAACCTCCTGAATTGCGGGAAATCCCTTAGAGCTTAATATACTAAGTTTAAATAGTAATATTTAAATGGTGAGAGTAATTACCTCAGTACAGTAAAAAGTGTTAAGATTGGGTAATCCGCAGCTAAGTCTCTTATATAAGAGAAAAGTTCATCGACTATCGAAAAGCTATTTAATATTTAAATAGAACTTAGTAGAGTAGGATTTAAATAATCCGAAGCGGGAGGCACTTTAAAAGTGATGATATAGTCAGTCTTTATATGAAAATATAAAGGTCAAACGGATATTGATAAAGTCTACATGACAATGCCTTTAATAAATAAAAATGGAATTTATGAAGCATGGTCATCGTTATTTAATTATAGAGATAATGAATCATTTGAACTCTCAAAACAATTACCATTTCCAAATTCAGATTTAAAATATACAATAACTTCTGAAATAAATCCGGAAATACCTTATATAGATATAACTCCTGAAATCTTATCTATCTTAAACGGAGAATATGATGGGGATAATACTAGATTAAAATTAGCTGTAGATGTTTTAAATAAGGTAGATAGATTCAAACAAACTAATATACAATTATATTATAATCCTGATTTAGTTAATGATCTAAATTATATAAAAGAAAATTCAGATGATAAATCAAGGAATGAGGATATAGAAAGTGCCAGAATACTTATATCAAATATGATAGAGAATTTAGATATTGATATATCTAGACATCTTAAAGAAATAAGTCCAAATAAACTTTTATCCGCTACAAAGAATTTCGTATATAATAAAATATATCAAATCTCCGATAACTTTAAAAATCTTGTAGCTGCTGAATCACCTATTAGTATGGGAGATCCACAAGCTGCTGCTGCTAAATCAGAAGCTGGAGCTTATGCAAAAACAGTTACTGATTTTTGCCCATCTGTTAAATGGAACTTATTCTTCGAGAATATGGCCGGAAAAGAAGTTATTGGTATAAGTGCTGTAGGACAAAAAGTATTTTTAGCTGCAACTCAGTACTTTAATCAGGAGATAAGAAAATTAGCTGAAAAAGGATTAACTGTAGAAGATTTATTAAAATCAAATTTATATTTTAATAATGTTTTTGAGATTTATAAAAATATTCCTGGAAATGAAGGGAAGAGTGATGGGGAACTCGTTAAATTATTCACAAATAGTTTGGCTAACATTAATCTTGATGATATTGAGTTTGTATATGATCTTTTAAATGAGGCTAGAGATAAAAGTATTAGTGTGAATGATGCAATAGATCTTACACAAAATAGATTTCAAGAAGACAAATCTCTCGTTATCTCAAGTTTAATCTCGGCAGCAACTGATCCAAAGCCGTCAAAATATTTATTGAAATCATTAGGAATAATAAAATATAATATCTATATTTGCATAAATAATAATTTTTAATCAAATAAAATTTTATGCAAAAACGTAGTGAAGAATACATTCAAAGAGTTGTAGATATGTACAACTCAGGATTAGAAGCAAAAGAAATCGCTGAAAAAGAAGGAAAAAACCCTAGAACAATTCAGGACATTTTAAGAAAAGCTAATGTAACTAGAAGATCTAGAAAAGGTGAAACTAGAGTAGATAAGGAATATTTAGAAAAAATAAAATCTCTTTATGAAGAAGGAAAAACAGCAGAAGAGATAGGAAAAATTCTAGGTAAAAGTGGGAAAACTATAGGATTTCATCTTAGAAAATTAGGAATACAACCTAGATCTTTAAAGTCTATTACAGAAGATCAATATCCAGAATTAATAGACCTATTTGAGTCTGGATATTCCGATGAACAATTAGCTGAATATTTTAATTGTTCTATTCCTACTGTTAGGAGACATAGAGGAATATTAAATTTGAAACAACAAAGATATTTCTCTCAATTAGATGTCTCTCTAACGGAAGAACAGGAACAAATGATTTTAGGTTCTCTTTTAGGAGATTTAAATTTATCACATCCACAGAGTAATAGACATAATAATTCAAGACTAACAATAGTACATTCCGTCAAACAAAAGGCGTTATTTATGAAGAAGGTTGAGATATTAGGGGAATTTATGGGAGCATATAGATTAGAAACACCTTCCCCAGATTCGAGAACTGGAAATGTTTATCAAACGTATAGAGGAAATAGTTATAGTCATCCCATATTCACTAATATATATGACATTCTTTATATAAATAAAGTAAAAACTGTTACAGAAGAGTATCTATCCAAAATCTATCATCCAATAGCATTGGCTTATTGGTTTATGGATGATGGGAGTTCGAATGGGACTATTGCTACATGTTCCTTTACTTTACAGGAATGTAGTCTACTATCTAAGTGGTTATTAACTAAATTTAATATTGAAACCACTATTCGAATTGTAAAAGACAAAAATTGGAATCTTCTTTATATCAAAGAGAAAAGCAGAAAACACTTCGAAGAATTGATATTACCTTATATTATTCCAGAAATGAAATATAAACTTAAATATTTTAATTAAATGCGTGGTTTGTTGTAAAAAACTCCTTTAACTCAGGGAACATCCTTAGAGCTTTATATACTAAGTTTAAATAGTAATATTTAAATGGCTGAACTAATTACTCAGGTATAGTAATAAGTATAAAGATTGGATAATCCTGATCTAAGTATCCTAATAGGATAAAAGAGCATCGACTAGAGAAAGACTATTTAAACAAATAGAATCGAGTATCGTAGGAATTAGTAATTCCGAAATGGGGAGAGCCTTATTGGCTAAGATATAGTCAGAACTTCTATAGAAATATAGAGATGTTATATGGAAACGATATAACAGTAACATAATTGAATGCTAAAGAATTGATCTTATCAAAGATTAACGCTGGTCCTGACCTGGCTGGAGTATATGTATATTTATTAATCCAAGGCTTATCATTTGATAATATCTCAGATCTTATGACTAGTTCAGAGGTTAATGCTATAGTTCAAGCAGCTATAGTTAATAGAATGTATGATCAATACGCTACTATAGATTCCACATTAAGAAATATAGAAAAAGGACCATCACTTACAAATTTTATTGGAAAAGGATATGTAAAATCTGTTTCATTATATTTAAATACATTATATAATTCTAAGATAATCTCCGCATTTAAACTTAACGAACTAACATCAAATGATATAAACGAAATTATAAATGATCTTGAAACTACTAAATATAATTTTGTTAATGAAAGATTTCTTGATGAAGAGTATGCTTTAACATTCTTAGATTCTATGTCAGAGTGGGATGAATTAGCATTAGTTAGATCTTCTGAGGAAGTAGTGCAGGGATTAATTAGATATTTTAAACAAGTGAGGAAATTTAAAGATTTAAAAGATTTGTTTAATTCATCAGTAAAATCTAAAACAAATTTTACTACCTTTGTAAAAGCTTACACTGGAGCAAAAGAAATAGCTACGTTAGGTCAAATTTTAGGAATTAATGGAGGTATAAAGACTAAACAATATGATAGATATAATTTCAGCAAGTCCTTTAATACATTAATTCAGAATGGATTAGATAAACTTCAATTAACCGGAGATACAGCTGATTATTTTATTGGGGCATTAAAAGAATATAATCCTAATATTGGGAATATATATACAGATCAAGAATTATCTTCTATAGTTGGAGATGCTCTAGATAAAATGTCTTCAAATGGAACTTTTTCTAGTATGAAATTTGATTTAACTAAATTTTTAGAACAACCTGATTATGCTGAATCTGTTATTAAATTCTATAATTTAATAAAGTCTGTAATAAATGTATTTGATTTAATAGATTCTCTTCCGCATTATAAAGCATTTATTAATGCTTATTATATAAATGAACAAAATTCTAAATTAGGAAGTGTTAAATATGCATTATCAAACTCTATTATAGATAATTTAGAAAACGTAATAATGAGAAGGAGGATTGGTAAAATTACTATGCCTAATAAACTATCTGAATCTCAACTAAATATCATTAGAGATTATATAGATGAATTGATAATTAGGAAGTATTTGAAAAATAAAAATTTATCTATTTCAGTTCCTAAAGGCCAAAATTATTTCTTAAATGGGGAAATGCTTACTGCTACCAAGCAGACATCTTATTCTTTATCTAATGATGATGGTTTAGCATCCTTTAAATTATATATGGAATCTTATGTAATTCCAATGTTAAAGAGTGGATATACAATTAATTCTAAAGGAGTAATGACTTTTGGATCTCAGTTAGTTAATAACGCATTTTTAAATGGATTAATTATAACTGATAATACTTCTAAATTAGATGGATCTAATTATATATATTACAGACCATCTATAAATATGGTTACTACTGTAAATAATCCAGAATTTGATAAACAAGTTTCAGCATTTGGAGAAATTGAAAATGTTGAATTTAGAGGTATTAAATTATCTGATCTATTTTTTATATATAACCTAATTACCCATAAAGGAAGAAAAGGACAGGATAGTATATTAAAAGTATTACAGGGATCAGTATTTAATCCAGGGAGTTTAATTGTAGATTACTTTAAATATATTGGAGGACTAGATTTAAATACTATAACTCCGGGAGTAGTTTATGATTCAAAAAGTGATAAAGTAACAATGGATGATGTTAATATAGATGATATTCTTCTTAGGATGGCTCCAATTAAAGATAGTTTCGAAGCTCTTGTTTCAAATAATAAATATGTAAAAATATACAATGAGAACTTAGGTAAATATCAATTACAAGAAAGATTAGGAAATAATAAGAATAAGAGCTATAAGGATGTAGAACTTTTAGGAGATGAGAGATATTATCTAATAAGAAGTAATTACAATTATAAATTAAAAGAAACTATTAATAAATCTGAAAAAGCTATTAAGACAGTTGAACTTCTAAATGATCTAATGAGACTTAATAAAATAAAACTTATTATAAATTGTTAAATATGGGATGTAACATAGAAATACAATATATCGTAGATGGAGAAGAAAAGGTTGGTGGGATTATTCCTACCAACTTAAATTCATATGATGAAGTTAATGCAGTTAGTTTAAGTGAGGCTATTTCTGGATTAGATATAGATTCTTTAAATACATTATTAAGTACTCTTTCGGATTTAAATCTTTTATCTACTAAAGTAGTATATTCTAATGGAGAACCTTTAATCGGAAATGCTACTATAAATGATATTAGGTCTTTAGTTTCTTATGTACCTAATAAATCTTTACAGGAAGATTTTCTTCTATTAATTAATAAATTAGTAGATATGAATGCTATTAATCCATCTCAACCGAATATATTATTATTAGATGGAGATATAGAATCATTAAATATCGATGGAAATGTAGATGTTAGAGGGACTTTATTAAATAATGAATTTATTATCTTAAAAACTAATGGAACATTTAATGAAGCTAGTCTTAGAGATTTATATCACGAACTACTTCATTTATATTATTCTAAGATAAATAAATCTGATCCTAATTTTGAGAGAATAAATGAAATAGCTTATAATATATATACCACTGCTAAACAGAATCAGGATAAGGATCCTTATATAAAAGAATTTGTTAGTAAAGTATCTAAAGGATCTAGTTATGATTTAAATGAATTTATTGCATATTTAGTATCAGAACCTAAATATAGAGATGTTTTAAATATAAGTAATTCTGATTTATTTAATGAATTTATTGGGAGATTATTTTCTATGGATGTTAATCCTTTTATCCAAGAATTAAATCAGAACTTAGAAATCATATCTAATACGAAAGAAGAATATGAAGAACCTCCTTTTGTTGGTAAAAATGATTCTTATTATATAGAACTCGAAATCCCGAAATCTAAAAATATATCTTATCAACAAATATCAGAAATAATCTGGAAGAATTATGAATCGACTGTATTAGATTCGGAAGGTAATCCTAAGAAGGATTTATATAACTTAAACTATTCAGAACCTGTTAAAGTAACTACAGAAGCTCAATTATATTCCTTAGTTCCTGGAGACTTATTACTAATTCCAAATTTTAGTAAAGATAAGAATATAATATATGGTAAATTTGATGATGATTATTTCTCTTATGCTAAATATCATCCAATTCAATCTGTTTGGAAGAATAGAAATGGAGAAACATTTATTACATTAGTTAATAAATACGGATCTAATGTAGGACATTTTACTATATCTTATACTGATTTAATTAAATTATCTCTAGAAAAAAACAAACAAATTGTATTTAGAAAGTTATATGGAGCATTGAAAGATCCAAATCTTCCGGAAGATTTAATAAAGAATGTAAGAGATACTTATGAAAGAAATATTGAATCAGAAGATTATAATAATCAACCACTGATTAAATCTATAGGATTCGACAGAAAAGGACTCTCATTCAAGTATTACACAGTAGGGAAATCAGGATTTAAATTAGATATTTCTAACGGAACTAATGCTACTATAACCCAAGAATTACGTCAAAATGATATAATTAAATTAAGATCTTGGAATAAAGAGGATGAGAATAGTGAATGGGATTCTTTTACATATTATGCTCCTGTAGTTAGAACTATAGGTACAATAGTAGAAGTAGCTTTAAAGAATAAAGATGGTAAATACTTCACTAAAAAAATTCCCTTTCGGAATATAGAGACAGTGATATTTACTAAAGAAAATCATCCGGATTTAGATAATGTATATAATCAGTTTATTAATGATTATGATACTTATTCTTTAAATACTAAAGATAAAAGTAAATATCAATCTATCTGGTTCAATTTAAATATTCTAAAATCTGACCAACAACCTTATCGGAAATTAGAAGGAGACTTCTCTGATAATTTAGATAGGGAATCTGTTATTAAATATAGAAGAGATAAAGTTAGATCTTTACGTATTGGTGACTCTGTTTCTATTGAATGGGATTTAAAAAGAACTGATGGATCACCTGTTATTAGTAAACATATAGTAGTTGGGATAAGTGGGGATAGAATATACTTTTTAAATAGAACAACACATGACTCTGCTCCAAAAATAGGATTTGTAGATTTAAAAACAGAATTTCCATTATCAGAAAATTCTAAAGGACAGAGAATAAATATTCCATCACTATCAGCTATACATTATAATAATACTTCCGATTTAGAATTAGTAGAAGATTTAAATACTAAAAAAGAGAATGCTAGTAAAGCTTTTACTAGAGTCGATGATAAAATAGTATTTGATCCTAATTCTAACTATATTCCTTTAAAAGATTTATATCACATTATAAATATAGACTCTTCTAACGCAGAACAAGAAACTGCTAAATTACAAAGAGGAGATATCATTAGATTTAAAGAAAATGATATAACATTTATTGGAGTAGTATCTAATTATGACCCTATAACAGGAACTATTATTGTTCCGGGTAGTTATAGATCTGGATATTTAAAAAGGAGATCTTTTAGGAAAATAGTATCTCCACAGCAATTAGAATATATCGGATTTGCTATAAATCCAAATTATGAATTAGGAATAATTGGACATAAAGAGATTTCTGAATATAATAAAAAACGTTTAAGTAGATTATATGATTTAAATCATAGCACTTATGGTTATTCTTTAGAAGAAATCTTGAAAAAGAAAAGCCTCCTGAACAAATCCCGGGATTGGGCAATTGAACAAGAGGCAGTGTATGTAATTCCTAAAAATATTACAGAAAGAGAATTTAAAGAAAGATATCAAGATTCAAAAAAGAAAACTCTTCCTCATGGTAGAGTATCACTATTAACTCCAACAATATTAGATATGATTAAAAACGGAGAGTTGATAGATCTCACTTCTGAATATATAAAAGCTAATAATGTAAAAGATACTAAAATTTACGGGCTGAAGAATATAAGAACCGGAATTCAAGTAAATGATTCAACTGGATTTTATTATGATCCTAGAATATATCAACGTTCTCCGGAACAAGTTATTAATATCATAGAAGTAGATGATGTTGTAAAGATTAAGTATAATGATAAATTTACTAAATATCTTAGAATTAAATCTATAACTGATAAAGGAATCAATTTAGAGTCTGAAATAGTAGGATTAAATGGAGAGATATATAATAATTCTTGGTATATAAATTTTAACGATATTAAATCCGGAAAATATCTTATTTCAGAATTATATTATCCAATAAATAAAACTAGACAAAAAGAATTAGAGAATTTATCTATAACAGATGAGGTTCCTCAAATAAAAAAGGTAGAATACTTTACTGATACTTATGATAAATTTGATAAAAAGAAAATTCTAAATAGGGTTATAGAAAATATTAATTCAACATATAATAATATTATTAACGTAATAGATGATGCTAAAATTCAAGAATTAGTTGATTCTGAAAATCTAAATAGTACTTTAGCTGATTCGTTTTCTAGAGCAGGAGCGTTTATTTGGAATGAGAAAATATATGTAAATATTAATAGAGCTGATATCTCTTCTCCATTACATGAATTAATGCATCTAATAATGGGAGCGTTAAGAAGTAAGAATTATTCTTTATATTCCTCTTTACTAGATAAAGTTGCTACTCTTCCGGAATTTAATGAGAGATTTAGAAATATACTTACTAATAGAACGTTAAATGATGCTAAAGAAGAAGCTTTCGTAGAATTTATAGCAGATAGTTTAAGTGGGGTATTTAGTAGCGAGGAGTTTAATATAAATAATTTATTATCTTCTACAGATTTCTTTGGGGAATATTTAAAAGTATTAGATTCTACGTTATCTCTAGATTTAAATACTCTTCCAGAAAAAACATCAGAAACTTTAAGTAGGGAATTAAGTAAGATGCCAATTGAAAAAATAATAACAGAATTTAATAGTTTATTACTCTCTGCCGGAAATAAGAGATTCTCTTTATTTAATCCAGAAAATGTATCAGAAGCATTTAAGAACAGGAATATTACTAATATAAAAAGTAGTTTATTAAATTCTAAAAATCCAAATACACAATTACTAGAAAAATGTTAACAGTATGGCATGTAAATATTTTTTAACAATAAACGGATCTAAGCGTTCCTTTAATTCTGAACGAGACTTAGATGCTTTCATAGCCAAGAATTATGGAAATATGCTCTATTATAATAAATATGGAGATGCGGTATTTGATGAAAGTAATACTATTCAGGATTCTATATATAATAAACTCTTAGCGTTAAATTCTACTATACAAGAGTCCAAATTTAATCAATCAACACAAGAAAATGAAGTAGTTACCCCTAAGAGATTGGGAGTAACTACAGCTATAACTACTTGGGTAAATTCTAATGGAGATCGTGTAATTCCAGAATTTAAAGTAGAGGAATATAAAAAGAATCAGTTAAAACTTTTAACTAAAGAAGGATTATCAGAAGAAGACGCAAAGAGACAGATAGAATTTGATATAGAAAATTGGGGACATCTAGCAAAGATTGGAGATAAAGTACATAAAGTAGCTGAGTTATATTTCAAAAATCAGGATTTAAATACAATATCTCAGATTGTCGATCTTCCATATGATACAATCGAAAATTTATATTTTACATTTAAGAATTTAGAATCTAAAATTAGTAAAGGAAAAAAGTATAAATTTATCCCGGAATTAACACTACAAACTTCTGATGATGAATCTGATCCTATCATAGGACGATTAGATTTATTAGCTATAGATGAAAGAGGAAATGTAGAAATTTATGATTTTAAAATCTCAAATAAACCATATGAAACATGGTATTCTTCTAAACAATTAACAATAGATTATCAATTAGCTGCATATAGAGCGTTATTAGCTAATAATGGAATTGGAGTAAAGTTAGCTTCTTTGAATATAGTTCCTATTATTATATCGGATATAAATTATACTAATGAGACATTTACATCTTATAAAGTTGAAGAACCTATAAACAAAACTACCGAGGGAAAATCTATGCAAAGATTATCCTATCCTAATGGATACATAACTAGGATAGTACAAGAACATATTAGAGCAAATGTATCAGAAGTAAGTTATAATACAGAAGCTACTAAAAATGTGGCTAAATACTCAGAAATCGCTTTTGGGAAATTATCTAAAGAAACTCCGAAAGAATTTGTAGAGAGGGTGGCTAAATATGATAATTATAGAAAAGTATGGTTCTTTAATGATTATGTATCTAAAAGAAAGGGACAAGATATTCCCATAATAGAAGCTCCAACTAAAGAAGAATTATTAGAAAAAGCTAGAGAGTATCAAGAAAAAATGGAGGATAGAAGTGAATCTTACTATTTTACTTTATGGAAAGAGTTTGATTATTTAAAAAAGACTTCTGAATCTTTAGAAGATAAAAATAAATTTAAATACCTTCCACAAAAAGCAAATACATATCTAACTAGAGTATTTTGTAATTACATAGATAATCCAGGATATGAAGTATTAGACCTTCCAGAATTAGCGGAGATAGGGATTTATGCGTTTAGAGATGTAGCCAATAACATAGTAGATATTATATCTATGACAGATATAAATTTAACAAAAAAACTTAATTGGAATAATGGATCTCATAATATCTTTGGAAATTTAGGATCTGAGGCTAAATATAAGAAATTAAAAAATCTATTATCCAATACTGTAGGAAACGCTAAGTTATTAGAGACAATGTTAGTTATAAATGAATTACATGATTATTTTAGTAACTTTAAAATAGGAAATATTCAAGTAATTAATTATAAAGAAGGACAATCTTATCCTATAGATATAAATAAATTAACGCATAATTTTAATATCTTATCTAAGGAACTAGATATTACAAATTACTTTAAATCAGAATTAATAATTGCAGATAGGATAGAAGCTTTAAAATTAAGACTATTAACTATTCTAGGACAAGATAGAACAGAATTAGTAAAAGGAACTTCTGATTTAATTTATGATTTCTATAATAATTATAAATTAGATAATGAAACCGGTAGATATAAAATAGAACAGTTAAGAAAATTACAAGATATTATTAGAGAAGCAGCTGGAAACAGATTAATTATTAGAGCAGATAATAATTATGATTCTGACCCAACTGGATTATCTTTATTATATTCCCAAATATCTAGGACTATTCTACATTATAAACGTATCTATTTCGATTCAGATCATGATATAAGTCAAATAAGTTTCAATCTCAAAAATATATCTGAAACTATGACCTTAGGAGGGTATTATGTAGAAAATCCAGAAATGATTCCTTTAATGAAAGATATAGTAGATTTAACTGAATTACAATTCCAGAAGATGCGTGAATGGTTTGAGAAATATAAGGAGAAATCTTTACAACGAGTGTTAGAGTTATATAAATCAAAAGGATTTACTCAAGTAGAACGATGGACTTTTAAAGATTCAACTAATGCATTTAAAAATATGTTTGAGAGAGATTCTACTGGAAGAATAGCTCGTAATTTTAGAGTAAAGAATCCTTATGACATGACAAATGATCTTTCTCAAGCCGAGCGAAAATGGTTGAAATCTTTCTTATGGAATGTAAATAGAATAAAGCGCGGAGTTGATTATAATTTGACAGAAGAAGAAGCAATAAAAACTACTCCAGTTCAAGAATTAATTCAAAGTGGACATTATTTTGATATCCCATTGTTGAGAGGTACTGCATTTTCACAATTGAAAAGTAAAGGATTCTTTTCGTGGATACAAGATAAATGGAACGAACAAGTTGATATAAGAAGAGCTACTAAAGCACAAGAAGAGACGATTGAACAGGATTCCGAAGCTGGGAAGAATGATTATTTAACAATGTATAATTTTCTAAACGTCTCTCCAACTACTAGAGAAAAATATCTTTCAGAGCAAGATACCTCTTATTGGGAGACTAACTTAGAGTTATTAGAGGATGTATTTGTTCATGCTTATATAAGGAAATCTTCTTTTGATACTATTCTTCCCCTTATTAATGATATAAGACATGCTATCTATTTACAATCTTATGATACTAATATTAATTTCGAGAATTTAAATAAGCAAATTGATATTTATTTAAAAACTGTTATATTCGGAGAAAGTTCTATAGAAAAATCCAATCAAAAATTCTATAAAGTATTTCAACCTATTACTACTGCTGCACAAGTTTCAATGTTGGCATTAAATCTTAATTCATTAGTTAGAGAGCCAATTCAAGGATTTTATCTTCTAATGACTAGAGCTGCTGGACGGTTGTTAGGAGATAATGGTTTTACTACTGCCGATGCTGCTAAAGCTTATGGTATAGTTATGGGAAATACCGGTGTAAGTTCTGATAATTGGACTTTAGTAGAAGCTTTAAACCATTTTTATGGGATGACTAGAATGGATGCTAATTCGTTAGCATACGAATTAAATTCTGATAGAAAAGGTTATAAAGGATTATTAAGAAGAGGTGCTTATTGGGCTACTACTGCTCCAGATTTTTTAAATAGAATGGTATTTATAGTAGCTCAAATGATTCATGATGATTGTTTGAAAGCTCACCATATGTCTAAAGATGGAGAATTGATATATGATTGGACTAAAGATGGGAGATATTCTATATTCGCATCTGGAGATAAATCGCATCCTTTATATAATAAACAAAAAGCAGATTATATCGCACATCTAACTCAATTTAATATTGAACATGAGAATGATCTTGATTGGGAAGAGTTAAAATTTAACGAATCTAATCCAGTAGCATTACCTTCCGCATATACTATAGCAGAAAAAAGAAATATAAAATCTTCTGCCGATTCATTATTCGGATATATGGATCATGAAAATGCATTTGCTGCTAGACATAAATTTGTAGGTAAGATACTATTCCAATTTAAATCTTATTTCTCATCTACTCGTGAAAGATTCTTCTTAGGAGGAACTGATAAAACACCTAAAGGAGAATGGAAACAAAAAACAGATGAAGAAGGAAATTTACTTTATTTAAAATCTGTAGTAGGTGAGGATGGAGAATCTCATTTAATAGAAACTACAGAAGTTACAGATATCCCTGCAAAGGAATGGTCTGGAAGATTTATAGAAGGAATAGTGAATAGTACTTTCTATTATATGCAATATTTATTTAAGTATTATATAAATAAGAATACTGATGCAACTTTAGAACATAAAGATTATAGAATTAGAAATGCTAGACAATTATTAGCAGATTCTATGTGGGCTGCTTTACTTGCATTATTATTTAGATTAATAATAGAAGATAAAGAAGAAAGTGGAGAAGAATTTGATCCCTTAACTAAGAATATTCTAAGACAAACTTTATTAAATTCCACTGACGAACTTGTATTCTGGGCTCCTCTAGGACTTTCTTTAGATACTCCAGTAGCTCTTAGTTTTTTAGAAAGACTGAAAGACTCTACTATTAGAATAGCTAAAGGAGAAAGTTCTTTCGGAAAAGAGATTCCTAAGAATTTTTATGTAATAAAACAAACTCAGAACGTGTTTAATTTATTAAATTCAGAAGAATAAATACTTATTATATATGATTACATCAAAACAAAAACATAAACTTTTACCATTAGTAATATATAATCCACTAATTCCAGTTAAAGGATTTCTTGCTATGGTAACTATTTTTATTTTATGGATAAGAAGCGAATATAAGGGTGATACTAGAAGACTTAATGAAAGATTTTTTAGACATGAAACGATTCATGTATATCAACAGACTGAGATTTGGATTACATCTATTATTATAGCAGTTTTATCTTGTTTAATATTTAATCTCTCTTTATGGTGGATTTTAGCTACTCCTTTACTTCCATTGTTAATATATGTAATATGTTGGATTATAGAGATAATTTTACCTCCATATAATATGGCATATAAGAATATATGTTTTGAAACTGAGGCTAGATATAATGAAAATAATCCAGAATATTTAAATACTAGGAAATTATTTCAATTTAAATTCTTAAAATACATATCTAATAAAAAATATCCAGCTAAATAAAAAAAGAAAAACCCTAACAATGCATAATGCACTGTTAGGGTTTCTTTATTTCAAATTAAATTCTTTCTTATATACTATCTTTTGAAAATAATAAAATACTCTTCCATTTTCAATTGTTACATCAACTAAACAATAACCTTCTTTACTCATTTTATTTAATAAAGACTGTTCAGTCTCACTTACCGGAGAATATCTCCTAATATCTATAGATGGAAGATAGTTTTGTATATTTAAATTCTCTTTTAATATATCACTTTGATATGAAATCTTTCCCGAGATTCTTCCAATTCCAAATGTTAATATTACAATTAATAAACAATAGAATATTAATATGATATCTTTATATTTCATTACTTACTAAAGTATATTAAATAATCTTTTATACTAGTATTATTCGCATCAACTGGATTAGCTCCTTTAAACAGGAACTTGTTTACTCCCCCAACGCCACCTAGATGTGCAGCTCCTAATAAGCCCCACTCATTTATCTTAGTCCCATCGATATCTTTTCCATTAGTTCCTCTTAGGGTATTTCTAAGTCTTTCTCTATTTAAATTAGTAAATTTAATAACAGCATCAATCTGCTTCTTCCAATCTGACATATAATCAGAAGTAGTCATCCCGATATCTCTTAAAGCATCATCCCCAAATTGAAATAATCCTTTAAATCCTTGTGCATTTATTACTTCTGGATTAAAATTACTCTCTCTTTCAGCTAATCTAATTAAATATTTCTTATAATCATTTTCTATGTCTAAAGAATTTATATAAGAAGTAATCTGCTTCTTTAATTCATTCTTTTGATTTTGTCCCATATTGGCTCTATTAGTTTCCAAATTGCTAGAATCAGCTGGTTTAGTAAAATTAAAATTATCGGAGCTGCTATTAGTAGATACCCCAGAATCATTATTGCCAGGGCTGTTAGAAATATTGTTTCTATCATTTGTTAAATCTTTAAATTTCATATCTAATATTTCTGGAGATACTTTCTCTGTATTAGGATCTAATTTAGTAAAAAACTCCGAATATGATACGAAAGGGTTCTTATTCTTATTCATATTTAAATTCTAAACTTTATTTTATATATTTTTATCATCATTCTTTATATCTAAATCTAATTCAAATTTTTCTTGTACAATCCTATTATCTAAGATATAATACAATTTATTTGTCCAATAAGGCCCTATATAAAGACCTACACACTCTTTTGTCTTGAAATCGATATCTTGGTAGACTGGAATATTTTCTTTGTCACAACGTTCTACAAGAGTGTCTAATTGGTAGCGGGGTATATTATATATGATCTTAGTTTGACATTTATTTTTTATCCAATATTCAAATATTCCTCTATGTTTAAATACTTTTTGAAGAACATATCCGGATAAAAAATCTCCTAATTTAGATACTGAAAAAAGATTTAAAATACCTTTTGCTGTGTAATATATTATTTTCTGGATAAAATTTTCATTTTCTGGAAATTTATCGGAAAATAATATTATGGAATGGGTGTATTCGGAAGCTTTTAAAACTCTAGATCTTATTTTAATTGACATATTATATTTAATTTGGATATTAAGATTTAAAGGACTTTCTACTAATCTTCTTTAATACCTGTATATTTTTCAATAATGGTTCATTATCACTCCCATATCCAACTTTAAATCCTGTTATAAGATACATATTTATATTTCCTTCAAAATATTGTTCATATAAGTTATGTAGAGTTATACACGTATATTTAGTAGGTTTATATGGTAATAAAATTCTATATTGGTTATTGAAACATATACATTCATAATATGATACTCCACGCTCTTTCCCAACCAATTCCCCTTCATTATTATATATACCAGAACATTCATCATCAGGAATTTCTCCAAATCGAATATATTCTTTCATTAAACTTCAATACCTCTTTCTTTAAATAGATTATATAATTTCTCTGCTAGATAAAATGCATCTAGATGAGGTTTTCCAGTAGTTCCTCTATATCTAAGATCTATAAAGTGTTTCCAGTCAGAAATGAACCCTGTCATTACAAGTTCTGTTTTAAGAGCATTAGGTAGTACTTGTCTTGCTTGTTGAGGCTTCCAACCTAAATTTAGTAAATCAAAGTACATCTTCTCTGAAACATCTAAACTATGTAAAAATGAATCTACTTCTTTCCAATTATTATTTCTATTCCAAGCTTTACTATTTACAGACTCTCCAAAAAATTCTTTATTAGCACCAACTCTAAAATTTATACCATCATGGAAATAAGCTTCTCCTTCTGGAATATCTAACCATGTTGGAATTATATAAGTAATCTCATTATTGAATTTATTCTTAGAGAAATTACAATACCTCGTAGATTCTTGGGCAAATGAGTTATTCTGTTCAGAATCGTAGTCTACAATTGGATATACTTCACAATCATCTCCCCTCTGTAAAGTTTTATGTCTAATAAATTCGTTCCATATTCCCCTATCACATGTAAAATGAACACTAATTCTCTTCTCATGAAATTTTGTTGGTTTACATAGATACTTTAAATCATCTGTCCAGTCATGTTCTATAATTACTCTATAATTAGTGCTAATATATAAACTTCCAACTGGTATACCTTCTAAAGTTTGAGCAACTCTACATTCTGAATATGGATTATCTCTGTACTTACTTAAATAAATATGGTAGTTAATATCTTCTCTTGGAATAGTAAGATATACTGTACCCTGTTCTAGCATAGAGTGATGTAGTGATTTAATCATTCTATCTACAAAAGGTTTAGCAGAATCCTCTGTTATTTTATCAGAACTTTTATAACAAATACGTCCTGCACGTTCAATACTTTTATAAATCCCATTAAGACCTTCTTCCTGATCCCATATTTCAACACTTGGTTTAATTAGTCTCATTCATTAAAAATTTAATCATTCCACATTCCAATTCTCTTTCCTTCCTTTTTATCTATATAACAAAACCTAGTTCCATCTTCTAAAGTAATTATATATTTCTCGGCAGCTGCGACTAATTCGGATTCTTTTCTAATTCCAGTAATTCGTCCAGTTCTATACGTATCATTACCAACAGACTTTTCCGAATCTATTTCGATAAAATATACCGTATTATCTTTATATTTAGAACATTCCTCGCAAGCAGAATCAGAATAACCTACAATTTTATTATGAAGCTCTCGTACCTTAGAAGCATCTTCTTCCATTAATCTAGAGTTCATTATAATATTATCTTCGACAACACTACCACATATAGGACAAATGTATTTAACTATAGCAGCTTCAAAATTATTCATTGCATTTGTTTATTAAATCTTCAACTTCATCTATTTGTTTTATATAAGTTCGTTCTGCTTTCCTTAATCCGTTCAGTAATCCATATAATTTGTTTCTTCGCTCTATAAGACACTTCATTTGGTATTCATGAATATCTTCTTTATTAAGTACTATATAATGTTTATCTATATATTCAATACTTTTATCAGAATCTACAGGAAATTCAAATGAAAGATATGGGTGCCCTTTAGAAGGGAAGAAATCTTTAATTACCAAACAATGATGATCATTATAAGGTCTGCAATATTTAACTTTATACTCTTTAATATCTTTATAATCAATAATCCATACTGTATCCCATTCTTTTAAATCTTTAAAAGTTTTCATGATGAATTTTATATTTTACTTTCTAATTCTCGAACATATTTAAGTTGTTCTAAATAATTTTCTTGTTGCTTTTTTAATTTCTTTATTGATGAAATTAATTGTTCTTTCATCTTATTTAATTTGTCTTTTGCCATTATGAATTGATATTTAGCAATATCTTCTTTATTTATTACATAGTAATAATAATAAGTAGATTTTTCAACTTTAAATACAGATTCTGATTCAGGAGCTTCAAATGGAAGATCGCACATTAAAATAGTATAAATCATTCCAGATTGGTATTTATACGTACTACATACTTCTTCTTTAGTAATCTTTTTATTACATATTTTATATAAAAAATCCCCTCCTTTTAAGTCACTAAACATTTTCATTTAATTGTGTCTCTAGACATGTTTTATAATCATTCCATTTATTATATTTCTTCTGATAATATTTTAATTTACGATTTATTTCTGATAAATGTTTTTTAGTTAATCTTAATTGTTCTTTTATAATATCTTCTTTATTTAATATGATGGTATCAACACTAATAAGATGATTGTTCTTAGGATTATATAAATATCCTCCTATAAACCCATCTTTAAGATAAAATCGTATTTCTCCTGTATCGAGCGTATTTATATCAGTAACCTCTGTTATAGTAAATCCATTCTTACGTACTATATAGGCAAAGTCTCCTTCTTTTAAATCACTAAATGTTTTCTTTTTCATAAAATGATTTCATTTACTTCTGTTTATTATCTAACCAGGCAACAGTCATTATACTGTATGTAGCGAGATCAATTAATGTGTCTCTAAGCTTCTCATCCTTTACTTCTATAGTACCTTTTTTAATAATAGATGAAAATCTACTTAATTTATCCTGCAATCTAATCTTAGATACTAATAATCCATCCTCATCTAATTGCTTATAAAAAGAATTTCCGTAATCACTATTTTTTATTTTGTACAATTCAAGTATTTCATCAGTTAGTAATTCCATAACCTCTGAATAATTCATAATAAATATATTTAAAATGTTAATACTAATCAATAAAATCTATTTTTCCAACACATGAATGTAAAATACTTCTAGGTTCATCTTCTAATACTATTCTATAATAAAAATCAGTATAATCACATACTATCCCAGCAAAATATCCAATAACATCACCATCGATTTTACATAATTTTCCTATTTTATTATATAACTTTCTTAACCTTGAAGGGATAGTCTTATTCCATTCTGGGATGATATAATCCGGATCTTGTAATTGATATGGGGTTATGTATATATCATTACCTCCATCATAAAAATATTTAATGGAATTGTTATCTCTCTCGCTCCTTTTCTTAACCCACCGATTAAATAATTCCATTCTTTTCTCTATTTGGAAATTATGTACTTTCATTTTATTTATTTAAAGAATTTAATTTAGACTCTATAATATCTACATTAACCATTGATAATCCATCTCCAATACAAATTTTAAGACTTTTATTCCTTTCCTTATTCCACTTTAAAATTGTTTCTAATTGGGCTATAGTAGGAGTAAAATCTTTCTCCATATATAACCATCTTCCACATGAGAATTTAATATATCCATTAGTTTCTAATATTCTATCAGAATTTGTTCCTGATAAATTTAAATATTTAACTAATCTATCAGAGAAATTTATATGATCATAATCTGGACATCCATATAATTCTCCATTTGGAGATAACCAACCACTATTCCATATACATTCAAGAATATCTTCTGGAAAGATATTATCTCCTCTAAGAGTATCTAATTCAGATTGAGCTTTTTTATGCTCCGGGATATATTTTAATCCGTTAGATGAATCTAATTTTAATAATTCTATAGTTCGATAGTCACGTTCTTCTATTAAATAATCTAGAGCATATTTAAAACTAAAGTTTAGTGTGGATAGGTATTCAGAAACAAGGTCCTTGTAAGAAGAAGCTTTATTAGGAGAATCTAAATGTTCGACATAATTAAATACATCAACATTATCTGCTTCCAAAGACTCTTCGTCATAAAGATAATCTTTAACTTTTAGATTTATATTACATTTTATCAAAGTACAAAACTCTTTCCAATTATTCTCTAATTCGTGAATCTCCTCAAAAGTATTTTTTAAAAGAGAGTAATAATGTCTTCTATCCTCATCTGTATCAAGATACAATCCTTTTGAATATCCCATAACCTGAGAAGCTAAATCCCTAAATTTGTATTCAAAAGATTCTTGTATACTATCTCTACTTAAATACATTCTATCTTCCTCATGATCATCTTCTATAGTAAAATTTATACCATCCTCAGTTACAGCTTTCTTTTTACCTTCTAAAATTTCTAGAAGTGTTTCATCATCTATATCTGGAATAGCTTCTCGAATTTTTTGAATTGAATCTATTTTACAATCCTGCCAAAAGTTTCTTAAATAATGTGTAAGCATCTTATTAGATTTTATATAATTTATCAGTATATTCAGTATTTATTGCTATATCAGGCTTTCCTTCGGAATCTTTAAATAGAATATATTTAACACAAAATAATCGTTTTGATTTTATATCTTCTATACATATTCTATATAAAATAGTTTCCTCTGTCTTCTTAATTTCTTCTTGACAAATAAATTTTGCTCCAATTTTTTTATTTATTGGATTATTTTTATCTAGGGAGATTAGACTAATCCAATCTTCCCTAGTAATATCAATATATTTATTCTTCACAATGTACTTCTTTAATATCTATATTAGAGGTTTCGAAAGAAAATATACTTCCTATTTCGCTAATTATATATTCTTTTATCAATTCTTTGGGAATATCAGAAAAAGTTAAATAATTAGTATCATAACAATAATTTATAATATCAAGTAATTCTTCTTCCGAAATAATTTCTTCGGTTGATAAAGTAATTTTAAAATTTCTCATAATTAATCTTTTAATAAATCAGATTCTTCTTCCTCTTCAAATTCTTTTTCGATTTCTTTAAATAACTCATTTCTAATTTCTTTCGGGAGTTCTTCTACTTCTAATAAAGGATCTACATCATCAAATACATCTGATGTATAGGGTTCATCAAAATCAATATAGGTTTCCATTCTAATTTCTATAAAGAGTTCTTTTTATAAATTTTCTATTCCCACTTTCATCTAACGAAGAATAAATACTACAAGTATATAATCCATATACATGAGGTTTCTTTAATATAATATCCAACATATATTCAAAATCAAATATACCTCCTTGTAGTAATTTTAATACTTCTGTAAGTTCTTCGGAAGTTGGTTCTTTTCCTAACTCTTCTGTAATATATATATGAACTAAGTTAGTTGCTTCCTCAGAATTTAAAGATTTGTTATTAATTACTTTATTTATAGTGTTATATAAATCTTTCATTTATTTAAATGATATTTTAATACCTATAGCATTTAGAATCAGAATATTCTCCTATTGAAGATCTTTTTCCATCTCTCCAAAGATAGAAGTCCTTATATACTTCAAATATAGGATTTCCTTCTTCCGAATACATGAAAGTATTATAAAAGACTAGTCCATATGGAATATCTCTATCTCCAAACATATTATATTCCTCACAATCTATTTCTGAACATACTGAATAATATCTAGCTTTATTTATTTCAATGAACCAAGCAATATATGGATTAGAGTCTTTATTTAATCTAATACTATCAAGTGCTAAATAGGATTTAAATTTAATATTTCCTTTTCCTGATATTGTATTTATATATCCTTTATGATTATTAAATAACTCTTCTCTAACATTATTAGATATAATATACTCAGAACCGTTACTTAATACACATCCTAATTTTATATTCTGTGTAGTTCCTAGAGCAATAGGTTGGATTTCTATAGATTGCAAGAAGTAATCTTTATTATTTAAATACTTACATTTATTTTTAATATAAATCACAAGATCGTTAAAATCATAATCTTTGCTCTCTATATCTTCAAATAATATGGTTTGAGCATATTGACTAAATAAGTTATTAGTATCTACAGCAATAGTATCTAATTTAAGACTATCAAATCTATTTAATACATTTGGAATATATATATTTATAGGAGTATTAGTTATCGCTAAAGTATCCTTTCCGAATGTTACTATAGTAGATAAATTTTCTTTCACTGGAACTGTATATAAATCCATAGAAGAAAGTGTTTTAACTAACTCACTTTTATTCTTTTTATATATGTCTCCATTACATTTTGTTAATAAAAATACTAATGATATTAATGTTATAAAAATAAATATTTTCCTCATATTATTTAATACTTTCATATGTTTTTTCAAAAATATCCGGTTTACATGGATAAAATTCTCCATTTACTCCTTTAATAATATAATCTCCAAAAGAAGCTTTCATATCTCCTTCTAAAGTTTGAATACGTATATGTTTATCATTTTTAACAGTTTTTATATCATCGTCAGTTATAAAAACATTATATATAAACTTTAAACATTCTTCTATAGAATAATCATTATTTAAAAGTTGTATAGCTTCTACGATTATAGGTTTCTTTTTATACTTCATAAATTATGATTTAAATATTAGAGATAAAATAAATTATCTCTAATATAATTTATGTTTATTATTTTAAAGTTTTTAAATACTTTTTCTTTATATTTTCTTTTATAGTTAGAATCTTTTCACCACTCTTCCAAGTATTAAAATTTACGCATTCCTGTACAGTTTTATGCTTATATAAATAATCTAGTATAGCTTCCCACGTAGCCATACTTATTGTATCAGAATCTAAGTCATTATATTTTACCCAATTAAATATCCATACAATATGATATTTTCTAAATAAGCATATTTGAATATAAGGATCCCATTCATGTCTAACTTCATCATATTTCCATTTCCATCCTAACCCTGAGAATCTTATACTTATAATAGGATTATAATAATCTCTTCTAATAGGAAGTCCAAAAAACCATAAATTTTTCTTAATTATAAGATGACATTTAGGTCTTTTAAATATTTTTCTAACTTTCCACCAATAATAAAGAGGATTATTATATTGATTAATAATCTTTATCTTTGACTTTATCGGATTCATAATCTAATGCTTTAGTAAGATAATTTATAGCTTCAAGTTCTCCATAAGTTAGATTAAATATTCTTTCATTTATAGCTATATCCCATCCCTCTCCATTAGTCCATTCGGTTATTTCTATAAAAGAAGACTTATTTTTTAAGTGATCATACTTTTGAAGATCATCATTGATCGATTTTCTACTGTCAATTTTCATATTCAATTATTATTTAATCCTCTTCATCATAATTATTATATATATCTTCTTCGTATCTAATTGTTTTAAATACAGGTTGAGTTGGAATTCCACCTTCTGACATATTAAAATATGTAACAGTACCCATATGTCCAATAATATTAGACATATTCTTTATATAATCCAATTTAGTATTCCTATCTCCTACAGGTTTTGCTTTGAATCTTTTTCCAGATTTAGTCTCCATTACAAAACACATATCCTCTTCAGGTCTTAATCCTCGAATCCATCCAACAATAAGAAATTCTTCATCCTTATAGTCCTTAATCTTTATAGCTGCGCTAGTCTTCTTTCCATATCCATAATATGCGTCTAATCGTTTAATGACTACTCCTTCAAATCCTTCTGCTACATATTTCTTATTTAATTTATCGATTCCTAACCATCCAGAAATTGGAGTTTGTTCTACTAATTTTAAGTGAAACGATTTAGATATAATAGGTTCTAGTTCCTGCATTAATTCCCATCTATCCTCAAATTTCATTTTATCATCAGCGATATCGTATATCCAATATTGTAATTGGATAATATCTTGATATTTTTCAGGAGTAATTTCCTTAGTTCTAGCTAATCCAGAGATCTTTTGTAACGGCCATCCATGTTTATAAATTTCTCCATCTAACATTATATCCGGATACTTTTTAAATATCTCTATCATAGCAGGATCATTAATTAGATGTTCTGCTGCTATGTTGTAGTCTTTACCGCCCCTGGAACTTGTCCTAATCTCTCCATCCCTCTGATAGAAGATACACTTTACTCCATCCAATTTTCTTGAAGCTAAATATTCTTTATCAAAAGCTTTAGTAGCTACTTCCGTATATTTTTTACATCCCATTGGAATAGGAACATTATCGGCATTAGTTTTTATTAACGGAAGTTTTTCATTTATTTCTTCTTCTGATAACTTATCCAAAGGCTTTGTGAATAATTCTTCTACTTTCTTATATCCTTTATCTAAATACTTAGATATAGTAGAATTATATTCTAAATCTCCTTGTTGATGAACAGTTCTTTTAGCTTTACCTTCTGTAATAACTTTCTCAGGCTGTTCAATGAGTTTTCCTTTAAATAATCCAGTTTTTTTAAAGATTCTAAATTCATTAGGTATAGGGAGGTATTTAGCACTAGCATATACTACTCTAATTTTTCCTTTAGAATCTCTAGATATTAATTCATTCTTATACGTTGTTCTCATTAGATAGTAAAAGATTACATATAGTTGTAAAAGATGTTCCATTAGAAAGTTCTTCTAATATCTTTCTTTGAGTTGTTCCTTCCATTTCTACAGAAGTTATTACATCCATCCATTCTGGATATGTTTTTATTGTAAAGGAGTCTTTACTCATTCTAGAAAGATATTTAGCATAGAAATTACCTTTATAATATACTTCAGTTAAAACTCCGTTTACGTCTACTTCTATTTTTACTTTATTATATTCTTCAAAAGGCATTCCATATATAGTCTCATTAATAATTTTACGATAATTACAGAACATTTCCTCAGGAGTACTTTCTAAAGTTCCATCTTTAGTTATACGTATTTCTAAATCTTTGAACTTAATATAGAATCCTTCTAATTTCTGTGATCTAATCTGATTTGTGATATATAAAAACTCAGTTTGAGTAGTTACAGTGGCGAGTAATTCTCCTTCTGGAGTATAAATCTCTACAGGAATATCTTTTAGAAAATTTAAGTCTATATTATAATCCATTTTAATTTAATAAATAAATGTTATTTTTAGTTCTAGACAATGCTACATATTGTAATTGTCTTAATTCCTCTTCATCTTTACATCTTAAAATATCTTTCATATCTATATAAACATTAGTAATCGAGCTTCCTTGGCTTTTATGTGTTGAAATAGCATATCCAGGCTTTAGTGTTGCTGATTTTATTAATCTCCCATCATAATATAAATCAATCGGGGATGCAAAGTATTGTTGTAACTTATAATATTTACTCCACAATGCTCCATATAATCTAGAATTTACTTTCTTGTCTACTTTTAGAGCAGTTAGTCTAGTTGTTTCAAATAAGGATATAAAAGAATTTAATATTTCAGGATCTATATATTTAGATATAATAAATACTTCTATATCATCTTCATATATAAAATCTCTTAAAGTTAATATAAATCCCTTTAATTCTAGAGGAAATATTTGAGATGGAGGTTTAATATAAGGCTTTACATCTTTTATTATATAATCTAGAGAGTTATATATTTTTCCAAAATAATCATCGGACTCAAAGTTATCATATCCAGTTAGAAATCCTCCAATATTATATTCTTCATTATTATTAAATAAAAGTTTATTAAGTACAGTATTATACTCATTTAATCTTTTATTTGTATATGTAAGAATTCTACATAAGTACGGATCTTCTTTACTAATAGCCTTCTTAAAATTCTTTCCAGCTTCGATTATAAAATCTTTTACATTGTTACAGTTATATAAAGATCCATAGTTGGACTTAAACTCTTTAAACCTACCAAAATGTGGAGATGTTCTTAATTCATCTAATAAATATAATAACGGAGCTTCATCTTTCTGTCGGTATATTTTGGTTAATTCTATTTTATTCTTTAAAGAGAATACTTTAGATATTTCTAAATCTTTAACTCCTCGTAGTTGTGCTGAATCACCTAGAAAAACTATCTTTACATTCCTTTTTGATACTAACTCTTTATCTATAAACTCGTATAAATCAGAGGTTATCATACTGCATTCATCTACTATTACTAATCTAGGAATTCTAGCTTTCCAATTATGTTTCAACCCACTTTGAAATTCTAATTCTTTAATATTTAATTGTTCAATTTCTAGATTAGGCTTTAACAACAATAACTGATGTAATGTTAATGTTTCAGTCTTAGTAAGTTTCTCTAGATTAATCCTAGCTTTATGAGTTGGAGCACATACTACATAATCATAACTATGGTTATCTAAATATGCTATTACTTGTGATATAACTGAAGTTTTACCTGTTCCAGCTTTTCCAGACAATAATAATTTATTATTATCAGTGTTGTCTTTGTTACTAATGTTTTTATTATTTATAAACTTAATAATTTTCTTAATTGCAGATAATTGTTCCCAAGATAATTCAAAATCCAGAGTATGGAATCCTTTTATTTCAGATTCCAACTCTTGATCTTCTTTTTCTTGTATTAAAGCACTTCCAAATTCAGAAAATATGTTATTTGCATTCTCCATTAGAACATAATCTCTTCATTTATATGTTTTATAGTATGTATTATTATGCTAGAAATATGATCAAAATCTTCTGACATCACTTCTATATAATTCATTAGATCTTGATCTACATTAAGATCATAGGAGAATACATTCTGTAATGTTTTAAAATTTAAATCTTGTTGGTAACTATATATACATCTAGAAGCTTTCCTAATAAGATCTATATTTTCTATTTCATCGAATAATATTTTACATCCCGATTTATTCGGAGTAGAAAATTCAATTCCTAATATTTCTAATATAAGCATCATTGTTTTCCAGTTGATCCAAATCCACCAATCCCTCTATTTGTTACATCTAAATCTTCTAAATTATCTACTTCTTCCCATTCACATGTCTCTACCTTTTGAAGAATTAATTGGCAAATTCTATCTCCTTCTGAGATATCTACAGGTTTATTCCATGAAGGATTTACTAAAATAGCTCCATAATTCCCTCTATAATCAAAATCTATAATCCCAATTGCATTTCCAAGAATCAATCCATCTTTAAGAGCTACTCCACTACGAATATGTAAAGTAATCATATAACCTTCCGGAATACTTGTATGAATATCTAAAGGAACTAAAACTCTTGACCCTGGCTGCATCGAGATAGATTTAATTTTTTTTGTTTCCGCATCTAAAGTATATACAACAGGACCATATTTAATTAAATCTTTTGGATCAATATTACTAAAGCTAGCCCTTGCGTCCATCCCTGCTGCCCCAGATGTTTTATATTTAGGTAGTTCGTTATTAGATTTATTATATATTTTTACTTTCATTTTTTCTTAGATTTCTTTGATACTGTTATAGTTTTATTTCCTTTTCTTTTTCCATCTCCTTCTTTTAATATTTCAAGTATTTTAAAAGTTTTATTAAACGTAGAAAAGTCTGCCCAATTATTAGTTTTAGGTAAATCAGTATATCTATATTTAATATTAGGTGATGATATATCCAAAATTTCTATATTATAATTACTACTTCCTCCTTCTACAAGTATAATATCTCCAATTTTGAGATCTTCTGCTAACATAGATAAAATATATTTATTCTTTATTATGTTCGTATTCTTTTACTTTAGATATAATAAATTCTTTGGTTAATTTATACAATCTACTTTCTGCATAAGAAAAATATAAATAATTCCCGTTGTCATCTGTTAATTCAAATACTGGAAGTTCTCTAGCAGCATATTTATTTAATATAGCTCTTCCCTTTTTCTTATCCTTAGTATATGATATATCATAATAATTTATATTTAAATTCTCTATATCATTATCAGGAGGAAGAATATCGAAAGGATCGATATCAGATTCCAGACTATTATATATAAAATTTAATATCATGATTTAAAATATTTATATATAATCTTTAACTCACAACCTTTTAGTCCATCTTGATCTATATATTTAAGAGCAGTATCTTTATTATAAATAGCGTTAGTATTATACACTCCAAACTCTTTTGTTATAGGATTGTAATAATTAGATAATTTAGGATTATATATAGCATAAAAAGATTTAATCATTATCGTCAGGATTTGGAATTAATAAAACTGGAAGTACTTCACATTCTTTCAATTCTTTTTTAATTATAACATTTTTAGCTTCATCTTCTGTATTATATAATGGAACTAATCCTCCAGTTCTAAATAGTTCACAGGTATCGTCCCAGTACAATCCGTTGTTTAAATTGTGAATAGTATATTTCATCAAACATCCTCCCCATTTATTACTTGAATATTTTCTATTTCTGGATCTAAACAAGAAGAGTCTATAAGTATTTCTTCATCGTAATCCCAGTATCCGGAACTAAATTTATCTATTGCTTTTTTTTCATTATCTGCATCGATATCTACATAAAATGTAGAATCACAAGATACTGTATAAGTAATTCTATATTTCATATACTTATTATATTTTAGTTATATCACATTGTCCTCCAGAACAAGCCTGAGCTCCTGTTGTATCTGCATCAATTAATACTTTTTTCCATTTAACTGTAGTCCAATCGATAGGAGTATAGTTTCTAGTTATATCACACCAATCATGATATAATTGTACATATTTAAGAGCTTCAATCATAGTACTATAATCTTCTCCGAAATATGTATCTCCGAACTTCTTCATTCTCCGCATTATATCTCTTTTAGTATTTAGATTTTTTATATTAGTAAATGCTGTTTTATCTAAATACTTCTGAATTTCTGCAATTGGAATTTCTATATCAGAATCTAAAATTTCATCTATGAATTCTTCTGTATATCCCAATATGGATAATACTTTAACCCAATTATTATATTGAATTGAATTAGCTTTTACCCATTCAGAATGAGGTTTATTTAAATAAGAGGGATCTTCTGCTACATTAAGTTCTTTAATAAATTCTTTAGCATCTTCAACAGTAGAATATAGTTTCTCCCCTTTATAATTAAATGTATCACAAGCTTTCCACAAATTCCCGAAAGTTTTTTCTGCATCTACGATTAGACCTGAGGCAAATATTACTCCGTCCCCATACATTTCCACTAATTCTTCTGGGATAAATACTTCTGAGTATGGAGGTTGTGTAAAAGTAATGTCTCCAGTTGAAGGAATAAATGATACTCCAGCAATAAAGTTTTTATTATTCCATACCCAATCTTTTACTCTATGCCAATCTTGATTTGGAACTATAACAGTATTAGATACATTATTACATACAGGATTAGTAGGATCTACCATTCCTGGAAGAATCCAGTTGTTATATAGTAATTTAATTACTTCTAATTGTTTAATTCCTAGTAATTCCGATTTGGTTTTAACGTTATCATCCGATTCTATTGCGAACATAATACAATTATCAGTATGATTATTAGACCAAACAGATTCTACTACTGCTTTAGGATTATATTTAGCGTATACTTTACCTGCTTCTTCTTCTTTATTAACCTGAACTCTCCGGATATATCTTTTCGCATGTTGACCATGACATCCAGGAGTGTTTCCAGTTAAGGTACTTATATTTCCATCAGGCTTAATACAAGTAGTCCTAGATGCAGGATTAATTCTTAGTAAGTTAGCTATTTTGCTATTTTGTTCTTTAATAATCTCAGCTCCTTTACGCAGAATATTTTCATTTAATAATATATCAGGATTCATCATAATCCCGCTAATAGATACTCCAATTAATGGATCATTCTTAGCTAATTGCTCTGTTACTTCACCTAAGAAAGGGAAAGAATTATATGTAGCTTGAATTGTTCCAATAGTAGCAGCTGCTTTACATTGTTTATAGAATTTCTCTTCTGTTGTGGATTCTTTACCTGAGATAGAGATCAAATTACAAAACTGTATTCCGGTTTGTTTAGATACTCCATCAGGTTTCTGTATTTCTAGTATGGGTTTAAAACCTATTTCAAAACCATTATATTAAGATAAGCTCGTTACTTCTTATCTGATCTAATTAAAGATCCTCTATATCACTATAGAGATTAGACTATATCACCATCTTATATATTTAATATAAGACGCTAGGCATTTCGAACCACTTGGTTCTACTCCTTTTCAGGATAGTCGTTACACATTTAGATTAAATATTTAATCACTTAGCTCGGGATTGTCTTATTAAATAAGAGATTCCCCGAATTAGCCTAGTTTTCTATATATATCACTATATATAGCCACATCATTTTATGGATTACACCCTATACCAGAATCAGACCTAAAGAAAAACCCAGGTTCTCCATATTCTTTAGTAGATTCAAAGATTTTATTAAATACTTCTTTATTATCATCACTTCTCTCCAAAGCAACAGAAGCATTATATCTTCCACGTTGAGGATTATCATAAAACCAATTACCTACTTTAGAATTATACATCTCCTCATCATTAGGAGAGAATAATATAGCTAAAGCAGACCTGCGCACACCACCCGAAAGTACACTGTCTGCACAGTGTGATAATATATCAGCACAGTTAAGTGGAGATAATCTTCTAGTAGTTTTATGAACATTACTAAGTAAAGAATCTATTTTATTTAAAGCATTTCTTAAACCATCAGGACCTGGAGCTATAAATCCGCCTGATATTAAACTTCCACTAGGTCTAATTTTAGAATAATCAAACTTAGGATAAGTTACGTTAGAATTAAAATAATATTGAACTAATCTACCAATAGCTAAACTCCAACTTTCAATACTGTCCCCGATTACATATTCTTCAACCGAGCTATTAAGTCTTTCGGGCATCATGGGAAGAATATTTACGTGTTTATATTCAACAGAACACCCCACTCCACAACCACATAACAGTAAATACTCAATTTGCTCAAATCTTTCTAAACTATCTATATACGTATATGAACAATTGAAGATTTTTTCATTCTTTCTTAAAATAGGATCGCCTCCGAATTGCAAAGCTCTCTGAGATCCATAAACATTTTTATTTTTATACTCCTCAAAGGCTTCTAATAAATCATTATTAAATTCTGCATTATTTAATACTTCTGGATATTTATCTTTAAGATGTTTTAAATGCATCTGTAATATTCTATCTACAGATTCCTCAAAGGTCTCTTTCCTTTTCAGATTAGAATTATATCTAGCATATTTAGATTGAAAAATAAATTCTCCTAAAGCATTAGATTGATCATTGTACATATTAAATTTCGAATAAATTATTTAAAAGTAAATTCTTTTCAAAAGGATTGACAACATCTTTATCATCCCTTAATAATTCAGTAAATGCGTTATATGCGGTAAATAACGAAACTTCCTCATCTTCCGGAATATAATACTCTGAGTCGGGATTTAAAACTAAATTTTTATATGCAGATATTGCAGTAGTTGGGGATAATTTAGCTTTTCCGAAATCACTTTTATACTCAGATTTAATACAAAAATCTACCCATTTGCCCAGAGTATTAGTCATATCTACTTTATCTCTAGATATAAATGTATTCTTTAATTTTTTAATCTTAACTCCTAAATCATCTGTTAAATTCATTAGGTTTTTAATGGGAGAAATATCATACATCTTTTGTGGCTCTAATACTTGTGTATTTAAATATGTAGCATTAAACACACAAAGATTTAAACACGCCATATTAATCCCTCCCCTAAAAATTTTTACTACTGGGACTTTACAATCTAATCCATAAATTAAAGATATTACTTGCTGATGATCTTCATACTCCCAATAGTTTTTAGGTAAAACTGCTTGAATATAAACCCTATTATACATTACATCTTTCTCTTCACCAATACTAATCTGTTTTGGCTCTTTTACTTTATATATAAATTCATCTGTAAATTTACTCATTGATTGAAGAAAGGGATCTATATAATCCTTAGTAGAATAGAATTCTTTCTTTCCTATTTGCGTTGCTTTTCCTTTTAATAATTGTTCTAAAGTTACTTCCATGTATTAATATCCAAATATATAATAGCAATTATTAAAAATTGCATAATTAAAATTATCTTCTATATAAGTACGTGCATCTATATACTCATCTATTCGAGGATCTATAGTAATACCTAATGTATCTATCATAAAATCTATCCATTCTCCATTTCTTATCTTTCCCATATAATTATCTAAAGCATATTGATAATCCTCAAGACTAGTAATAATAGAGTTAATATATGCTAAGATGATTATAAATATATTTTCTTCGTAATAATAATATGGAATTGTAGCTATTAAAAATAGTTCGTTAATATTCCAATCTTTAGTTTTTAACAGATCAGATAAATTAGGATTTGTATTATTAGGATTTATGGTAATAATATAATTAGAGTATTTTAAGTCCTTTGCAACAAATCGTATTGAATTTGTTGTTTTATCACTATCTATACATTTCCAGAGTAAGGAGTAGAAAGAAGGATTTGATTCTAACCAGTTATAATCTATTTCAATTGTATCTGATTTCTTTGTATCACATAAATAAACAAAGCCCATGTTTATATAAAATTTTATTTAAGTATATAATAAATATCCTTATTTAAATAATTCGATTTATGTAGATACATATTTATTGTTTTGAATTAAATAAATAAATTTTATCTTCAAACTCAATTGTATGTAAATCATCTAATATAGTGTCTATATCTATATAAGTTAGTAGTTCTGAATTGTTTATACGTTCTCCAAATATAATTTGTATTAAATCCTTTTTGGCATTTATAGTTTTATAGTTTTCTATACTTCCTATATACTTCCTAATAGCTTTTGGATAATCTTCACATATATCTTTTATATATCCTTCACTATAATATAAGATAGAAATAAATAACTCAAACTCACTAATTTTATGAGATACTTTGATAAAATCTACAATATCTTTAAATAACCAATAAGTATTACTTAGATAATCTATTAATTTTTGAGAATATATATCAAATATATTTATAGCAAAATCAAAATTCTCTAAATAATAAGTAACATTATCTATTGCAGAATTATCTTCATCAGGATTAATAAGGGTGGTCAAATTTATATTATTCTTATTACAAAATTCATAAACATCCTGAGAATTACTTAAATAGATTATAGGAGTTTTAGAAGTATCTTTAATTGAATATATAAAAGCATTCATACTTAATTAGTTTTATGATATAAATACCAACAATCATCAAACTCTACAATATTGAATTTGTCACATAAAAATTTAAAAGAATCAATATAATTACATAAATCGGTTGCAGAAAGATTTATATCATAATAATCTTTTATAATAGAATCAAACTCATGATATGGATACTTTTTAAAATAAGTACTTAAAGCAATTGTATACTCATTAACTATATCATTTGAATAACCTTCAGAATAGTATAAAAAAGAAATTAATATTCCTTCATCACATAGACCTTTTTCAGAAAGTTCGATAATATTTATAATATCTTCAACTCTAAAGACAATTTCTTTAAGACATTGACATAATTTTGGATCTTCAATATTATATAAGTGTATACTGTAACCACTACCTTCTATATCATAAGTAATCCAACTTTCACAAGAATCATATACGAAAAGTTCATCATCTGATATTATATTATTCCCCTTACAGAAATTAATAAATTCTTGAATATTATTAAACTCGGTAGAATTTTTATTTCCTCTTATATTAAATTTTATCATATAAAAATATATAGTTTGTATTATTAAAGCTAATAGTGGTATACTGTTCCAAAAAGAACTTTTTAAAGTCTATATATCTAGAAAATAATGGTGTTGCTCTTATCATATCTCCATATATACTAAGATATAAATCTATATAATCTTCATCATCTTCTATTTTACATAAAAAAGATTCAAGTGCATATTCAAAATTTTCTAAATTAGTATAATTATGAAAATAATATAAACAACAGAGAAATAATTCATAATCGTCTAACTTTTCTGATTCTTCAACTATACAAACAATTTCATCAAGAGTCATTTCCTTTTCTATAAACATCTTAAGTAAATCTTCATTAAGATTTAAAAGAATAAAATAATTAGATTGTTCATTTGATTTTGGAATAAAAGAAAGTGTATATTTTAATCCAATAGAACTATCACAACTTAATGGTAAAGAAGTATCATATTTTTGTTCTTGGCAATACTTATAAATACTCTTTTTATCTCTTAGGGGAATTATCACTTTAGCATTCCCTCCTACGAACGTTCCACTTATCATATCATTCTTTAATTACTCCAGTTGTTACATGGTCATTAAATACTTCCATAAAACCTACTCCCCATTTAGTCTTCCCAAAATTAGCAGCTATATAATTAGAAGATCCATATAAACTTGGAACAGAAATATATTGAAACCTTCTGGATTCTGTTATAGCATATTGATGTAAATCTCCTTTTACTACATAGAGATTGTCTTTAAATTTTAATCCAGAATCATAAATATAATCATTTACCCAATTTATTGTTCTATCATTCAATGTAAGAGGCATTCCTTTAAACTGGGAATCGCTATCTTTCGATTTTGTTATCGTTAGGCTTTTTATCCTAACTTCTATAGCTTCTTTTTGCTATAGTCCAGCGTACCTTTTTACCCACTACTTATAAAAGTGTTGGGGTAGAAACCACTCTTGGAACTATTTTATTCTCTTTCGAGGTTCAAGTTCTACGCGTTACGATGGCACAGACTCTTTACTTTCTGTACTTATCACGGGATTGACATCACAGCCTTCCCCGTTATTGGTTTCTAATTCTCTATATGATTCCTCATATAGACGGCAATATTCTAAATATCTTTCATATTTTCTTTTTAAATATATTTTTGAGTGTGAATATAATTTATGTAAAATGTTAAGCCCTGGTCTACAAGCTATTTCTAGTACTCTAGTTTTAGAATTCTTATCATTATGATTATATTCCAAAGTGTACTTAGTAGAAAATACATCTTGTATAGAATTTAAAAAATCTTCTGTTCCTAATAAGGAAAGGAGCATTTTAGAATGATCTTTAGTTGCATATGAAATACACCCATCTCCATCTATATAACCTCTTATAAAGTCCCATACTAAACTCTCGTCCTTAAATATGTTTAGACTTGGGAACTTTAAGGTTAAAGATTTTCTAGGAGTACAACCATAACTATTAAGTGTTTCCCATAAATGTTGACTAGATAGACATACCCTACATCTAGTATTTCCTTTATTATCAGCTTTAGTAATCTTTAATTCTTTAGTGTATCCTATAAACTTGGCAAATTTTTCCATGTGTTCTTTATCAGTACCAGAAGCACATAATTCAAAGTTCCAATCTGTTCTAGATTTTTTCTCTTCGATTGGGGATGAATATATATATCCATCAGCAAAGATAAATCCTAACCAATATGCTTTCTCCTCTGTGTCAATAGTATCAAAAATACGTTCATTATATTTTTTTATTGACTTACCTTTTCTGGATTCATCATAAAGGTCTAATTCTTTTAAATCTTTACTAAGAGATTGAGAATTAATTCCAAATCTTTTAGCAGAAGCTCCTACACTCTCTAAAGAATTTACATAATCATCTATTGCCAGTTTAAATAGGTTAACTTTTATGCCAGACCTTCCATTCTTCCAATAATACCCTTTGTCATTAATATAACCTTCAAATTCAACTCTAGATAGATTATATTGCTTACAAAAATCGAGTAAACTTAATTCACTCCTCAAAAATAAATTTAAAAATTTTTCCATGTTATAATTCTATTATTTATTAAATATATTATTATTTAACAAAAAATATAAATTATTTCCATGGAAACTAAATAATTATATTAAAAATATGAAAAATATATCACCATGCATGAATAATATAGAATTGTTTCCGATATCGAATTTATCGATTGGAAGATCAGAAATGTGGGATTCTATATTCAGTTCTTTAAGTTTAGCAGAAAGAACAACGTTATTTAGCCATCCCCAGTCACCGTCATGGTTTGAATCTCCAATACAAATATATTTAATATGAGAATTTTCTACATAATCAAGTAATTTATTAAAGAACTCTAACATAACATCTAAATACATCTTAGATTGTTCTTTTGGAGTAATAGTAGTAGGTAATTCATGACCTCTAACAGTTTCACCTTTATAAGAATCTACACTATCTCCTAAATTACAGATAATTAAATTATCAAATAATTTATTAATAATAAAATTATATACTTTATCTAATCTCCTACTAATTTCTTCTTTATTATAATCTTCCAATTGTATAAATCCATATTTAGGATTATAAGCTCCAATATGCATATCAGATAAGAATATAACTAACGTATTAGTATATTCATTAGCATCGGAATATAAAGGCGTTATAGGAGTATTATATTTAACAGGAATTCTAAGTAAATCCTTAACGAATGTTTCTTTATCCCTATACTTGTTAAGTTCCTTAGTTAATTCTAAGATATATTTATTCTTATCTTGTATCTCATCTCTATCAGCGTTCTTAGAAGCAGAATGTAATTTTAAATCTAATAACATCCTTTCTAATTCCTCTTTACTCTTACTTTCTGCAATATGCGGAGCAAACGGGTAACAATCTTTAGTAATCTGAAATGCTCTTAAAATTTTCTTTAATTGAATCAAATCATATTGTGGGAATTTCTCAGATAATTTCCTAGCTGATAAATTATATCCTCTATTAGAATATCCAACATAAATATCCTGCATTTCAGATAATGTGAGAGTACCTTCAAAAGATTCTTTATCTCTAATAAGGATTCTAAATTCATAATGTATTACTTTACCTTCTTCATCTCTTACAGATGAACCAACAATTCTACTTTCGAAAGATTCATCAGTAGTAGCATCATATACAATTTTTCTATCCTTAACTTTATTTAATTGTTTCTGAGGAGTCTTCTTCACTCCAGAGTTTTGACAAAGTATTTTATATGTGAATCTAAATGTATCTAAATCAAATTGTGGTGGAGTTAAATCCTGATAGTTTTTATATAATCTATTATATAACTTTTCTTGAATATTATCGAATTTATATTCACTTTCTACATCATCAAATGTAAAAATATCGTTATTTACTCTACTTGAGATGGATTCTAAGATCGATTTAGATAATTCTAGTTTCATATTTAATCACGGCTTTAAGTAGCAACACTGTTAAAATTATTACTGTTATGTTTTTAAAAATAAAGGGTGTAATAAATTAATATTACACCCTTCTGATTGATTATATATTTATATAAATATTTTATTATATTTGAGATTATTCTTTAACTAATCCAAATACATAAAATTCTCCTTGTTTAGTAGTAATTGACGGAGTATAAACACCTGCACACAAGATTTCTCCGTTCTTAGAAGCTTCATCCTCAACAACTTCTTTAGTCTTTCTTACTACATAATTACGTTTATTTTGAGCAATCAATTCACGCATTTTACGTTCGGCATCAGCCTTATTAACAGCAGATTGATCTACAGGCATACCAATTGATTCAATTGATTTAAATTTACCTTCTTTATCTAAGTTAAATTCTGCTTCACAAACATTATATACGGTTTCCCATTTAGTCTTACCTTCTTTCTTGAAGTTTACAATTTTATAAGGTTTCGTACGAGTATCAGCTACAGGAGAAGTTTTCTGAATATAAGCACCAGCTCCAGTAATCATATGTTTGTTGCTGATGAAGTTCTCAGTGAATGCTCGGAAATCATCTGAACCAAAAGTAGGTTCTCCAGCAGCACGCCATTTTGCAGTTGCATTTTGATTAATTTCTAACGGAAGTTCACACATTGCTTCTTCTTTACTAAATCCTTTTACATTGGTCATAAACAATTTTGCCATAATTCTAAAAATTTTATAGGTTAATAAATATTTAAGTTGTTATATTTTCCCTCAATTTGATAGTACAAAGATAAGGGGATTTTTAATGTTATCAAAATAGTAATCACTAAAAATTTATTAATAATTTCTAGTGAGGTATTGTTTTTATCTAAAGTAGTGATACTCCTATATTAAAATGGAAGTAATTTATCTAATACATTATTTATCTTAGATTTACATTCCTCAAGATTCTTTGCTCCACATAGATTTACTTTTTTACAATCTGTGATAGCTTTACATAAAGGTAAAAAATTCTCCATCCACGAATCATCATAGGTAGATATAGTATCCTTTAAAAATGCTTTAGTAAACTTCTCTATAGAAACATCCGGATGCTTCTCAGCATATTTTCTATATACAGCAATAAGTATAGATATTAAAGCTGTAACAGCATCTAAAGAGTCTACAGCTAGAGAACCAATACATAAAACCTTTTTAAAAAATCTTTCTTTTTCTTCTTGAGTTAAGTTATTAAACTGATTAACTAAATCTTGCACTATTTGTTCTGATATTAAAACATCATCTCTATATGGAATCATGATAATATTTTTTCTTTATTATATTCAGCATAAGCTGCGTAAGATAATAAGGTCTTAAATTCTTTTAATCCTTTAACAAACCATTTATTTGGGATTCTAAATACTACTGTAGAATAATTAGGAATAGTTTGTACTGATATGATATTTAAATATGATTTAGATACTACATAATTCTCAGAATTTAAATAAGATAATAACATCCAGTAATACATACCTAATTGGCGATAATAATGATAATGTTGGAAGGACCCTTCAACAAATTCTCCAGTCTCATTAATAGTTGATCCTGGGAACATATACCACATTTTACCAGTAGTTTTTAAATCATTTAAATTAAGAACACCTTCATCTATATTTAAATTCCAATTATCTATTTTAGCTTTTAGTTTCAAAGGAATTTCAACAATGGGCGCATCTGGATTAGTTATACTATTTGGAAAAGATACTAAAATTTCCATTATAATAGTATCCTCATTCCTATTTAAATATTGATCTAATGAAAATTCATCTGGAAGAAGTAAATTCATTGCATCTATATTCCCTCTAATAGAATCTACGCACTTTATACAGGTTTCTCTAGTCCTTTTATCTAGGATAATTTGTTCTTTTCCATAAGGAACATCTTTATTAGCTCTAAGAAAAAGGTAGTATTCTAATCCAGAGGAAATCAATTTAGAGATTTTATTTCCATTTAATTGTCCCACGTAATAAGACACATCCTCAGATGCTTGTTCTATAGATTTGGATATACTATACCCTTTACATCTATATTTAAATATAGATTCTACTATCTTACCAGCTTTGGCAGAAGGTTTTGTATAATCATTTAACTCAAACTCCTCTGGCTGCAAGATTAATTCATGTATGGAAGTCATTTTTGTTATCCTTTAGGCTTTTTATCCTAAAGTTCTATAACTTCTTATTTAGTTATAGATCAGCGTACATTTTCACCCTTAGGGTGCAGGACACTCTTGGAGAGATTATATTTGTTCACTCTCTACGCGTTACGATGATTCAGAGCCTTTCGTAATCTCTGAATTTATCACGGGATTGGCATCACAGCTTTCCCCGTTATTGCCCTGTGATAATCTATTACATTCCTGTAATGACGGCACTAAAAAACTTTTTATCATTTCTTCTACTTCACTATCATTTTTATTATATGGTAATTCTAGCAAACAATAATTATTTTCTTTACATAAGGTTCTTAATTCCTCATCTCTTACACATTGTTTAATAAAACTTTCTTCTCCACCAAAATGGACTATTGGGAAATAATGTTGTCTTCCATTATACTCAATTATAAATATTTTATTGTTCAATTCTAGATAAAAATCAACCTTGAATAGTCTGTGATTATTTCTTATCACCTTTTGTCTAACAAAAGGTATGCTCAAACTTTGCAATATCTTGTTCACGAACGCTTCTCCGTGTGATTCTTTACAGAATGGACATCCACATTTAAAATCTATATGTACAGAAGGAAGTTGCTCAAAATATCCATGTTTGGGACAAATAATAGTTACTCGATCTTTCCATTGGGAAAACTCTGTTTTACTATAATCATATTTGTCACCATGTATTTCTTTTGCATGTTGTATAAATTCTTCTGTGGTCCAGTTTTTTCTGAAAGCACATTTAGGACATTCTTGTCCAGATAAGTGTTTATTAGGGGATTGCCAAAATTCTCCGTGAGTAGGGCATATTATACATAATTTAGTATTAAAATTAATATACTCTGCTTTTGAATAATCATACTTATTCCTATGAATAATAGATGCTCTAGATACAAACTCATCTTTCGTTAATTTTCTGAGTTCGTTATTCCTTTTAGAAGAACAATGCTTACATCCAAATCTTAGGATATTAGAGCTAGTAGTCTCTCTAACATTCCCGCAATCTTTACACTTGACCTTTACATGCTGCTGATCTTGAAAGTCTACAAGTTCGTATTTATCCTTATCTAGTTTATCTAAAAAATTTTTTAAAGAAAGTTCTTTACGTGCTTTGTTTACTTGGCACTTGGGACATCCATGTTTAGATGCTTTTACAGACCTAGTAACAGCTTCCCATTCATGCCCACAGAGATTACACCTATGTAATATTTTATTATTTGCTCCAGTATATTCTCCAATTATATCTATAAAAGGAAAAACTTCGTGAAGTTCTCTTTCTATTTCTAACGTTGATTTTATTTTTGTTACATTTTTCATTGATGTCATGTTTTAATTTAACATGACAAGTATAACATTTTAAAATCAAAGAAACAAGTAAATAGAAATTTATTTATAAAAAATTATTTTATATTTTGCACCTATGTCCATACTTCTTGTAGAGAATTGTTTTAGTCCTTCAAGATAGGTTTTAAAAGACCCTTCCTCATCCGGATTAATAAGTTTAAGCTTGGAGTTAGATATATATCCAGAATAAGCCTTAGAGAAATAAATATCATCTGTTATATCTAGAGTGTTTATTGATACTATTTTTATCTTAAATTTAGATAATACTTCCTTAGATATCAGTTCTTCTTTTTTGCGGTACTCCATTTATAGTTTCATATATAATAATGTTTGGAATAATTCTTCTCAAACCAAAGATAAATTCTCTCCCACATTGAAAATTTTCAATTGTATAATATTCTATAGATAGGTTAAATCCAAAATCAGTAGTTAAGACATGAAAGCTTATAGAATCTAGTATATTTTCATTCCCCAATAAATCTTTAAGTATTTCATTAAGGATAGATTCATATATATCTCCTAAAGCACTGTCTGTAGAATTTTTAATAGCATTTATAATATAATACTCTGGCACAAATAATTCTTCTTTATAATTCTTAAAGAGATAGTTTATAAGTTTTAAAAATACCTCTGTCTCATTAGAAGTACTACATGCATTAAGACATTTTAAAATAGTAGTATCTAAATAGGTTTTATAATTGTCAATATTCATTTTCTGTAATTAAATCGATATAATCAAAATACTCTGGAAGTATTTCTTCTAGAGCTTTTATTATTTCATCTCTAGATTCTTTATTTAAAGTGATGATAACAATATTTTGAAGAATTTCTGGAGTTATTATTATATCTTTAAACTTTCTATTATTTTCTCCGAAGTAAACATCTAAATATTCAAAGATAATATTCCTGAATAAATTTCTATCAAATAAATCCATTATATCTACTACATCAGTAGGATGTGTATAGTATGTTATTGTGGATTGATTTAATCCATATGCAATATTTAAATAATTCTGCTCCTTAAATTTATGATTAGTTTTATTTATAGATAGTAATAACCATCCATAGTGACAATTATAGTAAGCTAATTGTTTGTATAGTTTATCAACTTCTACTTGTTCAAGTTTCGAAACTTCCATAAGATTAAATTATAGTATTTAATATTTATTATATTCTTCGTATTTATTATATATATCCCCATAATTTAGAGAATTAATTCTAAGAGGAGTATTATAATGTTTATTTTCTGGAGTGGTTAATAATAATGTAAATATTCCTGATTTATTACATTCTGTAAAATTAGTTATAGAATCTTCAATAAATACATCACATTTCCCTTTAATTAATCTAGATTTATTTCCAGAGTAACATACCATTTGATAGATAGGCTTATTGGGAAGATTATTTTTAATTATCCATTCTTTAGTATATGATTTAGAATTAATTCTTTTAGTGCAATAAGCAACTATAGGGAAATTAATATCTCTTAATTTAGGAACGGTTGTCCAAAATTTCTTATTATTCCTTAAATTGTATACGTTTTTTAATATTGCATACTCTTGTAATCTAGATGGATATGTATCTACATTAAACCATTTTTTATAATGTCCCATAAAATCTGCAACTATTCCATCTATATCACAGATGATTTTTAAATCTTTCATAAATTATTTTAAATCTTTCTACTATTTATTAAATATTCGTTATCCTTCTACTGAATTTTTTAGGAGATGTTTTAAAGAATCATTATATATTTTTATTAAGTCGAGATAATGTATTATCTCTAAGGTATTAAAAACACTATCATGATACTTATTTCTAAAATTAGAAATACTATGTAAAGCAGCATCTATATCAACTATACATTCTTCTAATTCTATTTTTTGTACTTTATCCATTTAAATATAACCTTTTCGTATTTTCTATTAAGTCGAAAGTTTTTAAACTTCCATATTTAGAATAAAAATCTGATATATCTTTAGCCTTATATCTCCTCGGAATATATATAGGAAGTATATCAGAAAATTTCTTTCTAATTTTATTCATATTACTAATCCCAGCTAAATCAGAATCATAAAACAAGAATATTTTCTTAAATCTTTCTTTTAATTTAGAATATAAAACATCACTCACAAACTGATTTTCTGAATTAGGTGCAATTGCGGGTATTCCAAGTTCATATAAACACATAACATCTTTAAGGGATTTAGTTATTACTAAATATTCTCCATTCTTCGGCATGTTATGAATACCTTGAATTATACTTTTCTTATAATTAGTTATGAAGCGATATTTTTTATTCATCGGGTAGTAAATTTTCCACAATTGCTTCTCTTTATCCTTAGTGGGATAGTAATACCCAAACTGAAACTTTTTAGAGGTGCTAAATGAGAATATTTCATTATTTAAATACACTAGTTCTAGGGAGAACACAAAGAATTTCTTTAAAGTATTTAGACTTATTCCAAATTTTCCCCACCATTTTAATTCCTCTTCCGTAAAATCCTTAACTTTAACTTTAATAATAGATCCCTCTGTTTTTTCAAATTTCGAATTAGTATATTCTTTTATGCAAGATTTATTAACTGGAAAGTTAATATTTTTTCTTATCCCAAAGTCATTAGCAATAATTGCTAACGCTTTAGAATAAGAAACATTATATTTATACTTAACTACCTCAATAAAATTTCCATAAAAATCGCCCCTAAAATCTTTAAATACCAATCTTCCTGCACTATCTCTAAAAAATGCACATGTAGGAGTATTATCTTTTCTAAGTGGGGATTTAAATAATCCTTTTTTAACTGGAATTCCCAAATAATGTTCCATATAAGTTTCTTCTGAATTATATCTAAGTAATAATTCTTGAGTTAACTTCTCAGAGAACACGGAATCGTAATCAGCTATTAAAGGACTAGAAACATCTACTTTACTGAGGTTAACTCCCATTACAGAGTCATATTTTCAAAATCTTCCATATTAATATCCGAAATTTCCTCCGGATTAGAAGAAATTAATTCTTCTGTGGAAGTAGCAGTTCCAGAAGCAGCTTCTTCTCTAGCTTTAATCTTCTTGATTTCAGAAGCAGTAAATGCAATATCTCTATCTTGTTGTTTCAAAATTTCTACATTGCCGATAAAGTTATTGTTTACATACGCATTTCCTTCTTTATCTACTGCTGCAAAGAAAGGAAGACTAGCAAATCCTGAGCTATTCTTAATTAATTTAAGTTTACACCATACAGGAGTCTTTTGTTTAATAACAGCTTGGAGAATTGCAACCATCGAATCCCGGAATTGTTTCCAGCTCTTCATTTCAAGTTTTACTTCTCCTTTAATTAGTTTTTCATTATATTTAGGTGCGAAGTGTTCAATATAACACCGGAACTTTAATACTGCGGAATCATACATAGACGCAGAAGTTCCCCATCCGAATGTTTTTCTTTCAATAGAGTCTTGTGTTAATTCAAAGGTTCTATCTTCAAAAGTTGCTCCATTTTCATCCTCAAATACTACGTTGATAGTATCTACTTCCCTTCCATCTTTTAATTTTTGTCTATCAGCTTTCGCTTCTTTTAATTTAACAATATGAATTTTATCACCTTGTAAATAACTTCCTTTAGCTAATGTGTGTTCTCCTGCGTTGTTAAAATCTGCTCCAAAATTTAGTGCCATAATGTTTAAATAAATTAATTAGTTAAATTAAAAAGTGTTTCATCATCTAGATTTATTTCTTCTAATCCCTCTAAATCTAAGTTTTTAAGATCTGTTGGAATTTCATAATCTCCCTCATCTTCCAAAGTAACTTCAAAAGGAGTTTTTAATTCCCTTGTATAAGTTTTCTTTGTATCATCTTCTGATTCGTTAGAATCAAAAGTTACAATATCTTTATTAGATTTAATAACTTTATCATCTGCTTTAACTTCTTTATCTCCAATTAATTTACATGTTTTAGAATTTTCGGAAGTTTCCTCGAATCTAAATTTTGTACCATAGATTAATAACTGTTCTCTCTGTTTTCCTCTATAAGAAAGAGTAAGACTTTTAGTTAATTTATTTCCAGATTCTGGATCCGCAAAAACTTCTGATTTAGCAATTACTGGAAAGTAAATACCATTCTCTTCTTTAAAAGAGACTAGTAATCTATCTCCTGGTTCAGCATTAATTATATCTAATAACTTCTGAGTTAATACTAGTTTATTATCTTCCAGAACTATTGTATCCTGATCTTTTTTAGATTTAGATCTTTTAGGAGTTACTACAGCAATAGTTTTAGAAGCTGCTTCTTCAAAAGAGTCGGATGGTTTATTAATCCTAACTCCAGTAACTTTTAAATTATCCGATAGAGTAACTATAAGATTAAGTTCTATTTCCATTTTATAATTCTATATTTGAAAGTTTATCTACTTCAGATTCCTCTTCAGATATGTTAGAATTTTCAGATTGATCTTCTTCGTTAAATTCTTTTTCATCTAAAACATCTGTAACATTAATCTGGGGAGTAGTAACTACATCTTCTCCACTATAAGGTTCGGAAGAATAAATACGATCCCAATGAGGTATTAATTCCCCATCTCGATTCTCGATTAATACAAACTTCTTACCATCTAATCTAGGAACTCTACATTTACATTCTGCTGCAAGCTGTTTTATATCAAAAGTAATAATAGTATTATCATTTATATCCCTATATAAATATCCAGCTCCATCATATCTAGATGCAATAATATCAGATAATTTTCCAGCTAAATCAATATCTTTTATAGTTAATTCATTTTCATTTATTTTCGCATCTTTTGAATGACATACTAGAATAATTCTTTTACATACTTGTTGTAATAATCCGATTACTGCTAAATATGAATCTCTCATATACTTTTGACCTAACCCAAAAGGTAAACTATATACATCAGTTACTTTTAGTTGTTCTGGATTCTTTTCTGGATTATATGCATTAGATTTCTTCCACAAACTTAAGGCGTATGGTTGTAGAATTTCCTCTAAAGAAGTTAAAGTATCTAGAGTTATATATTTATAAGGACATCCTGCTGCCTTAACTTGTTTACATACTTCTAATATATCTTTAACTGAAGAAACATCTACTTTTAATGCTTCAATATACGCTGTTCCCTTTTCTGTATCTAGTATTAGATTATTATCTAATAAACTTAGAGCCGTAGATTTCCCGGATTTTGGCTTCGAGAATATAACTAATACCCTAGGTTCAGTTTCTGTTGGTTGTATTTTACTTGTTGGTAATACTATAGCCATTTATACATTAAAATTAAATTCAAGTACTTCATCTTCTTCATCTTCTTTAATAACTCTATCTAACTCTTCTTTTTTCTTTTGTTGATTATCAAATTCTTCGAATAAATAATCCATTCTCAGAACTCTATCGTAATCAAATCTCTTTCCATCTTCGGGAGGATCTAATTCTTTAAAATATCCTATACTTCCTTGGAAAATACAACCCTCAACAACATCAGACTGTCCAAATCGTCCTTTCATTCGTTTTATCTATAGGCTCTTTATCCTATACTCTATACTTTCTTTTTGTTATATGT